CTACCGGCCATTGCGGCCTCCTGCGTTTAACGCGCCGAAAGCTTCAAGCAGACCGAGATAGTTCGAGCGATCCTGCCCAGCGCGTTCGGCGTCGGGCAGTGTCTTGAACTGACCCACCGGCGCGTTGCGACCTTCTGTGACAGCTCTGATCGCCTCGTCTAAGCCAAGTTCTTGGCCGTCGACGATCGTCGGCACGTTCAGCCACGGGCGGTCTCCCGAGGTGTTGAAACGCTCCGTGGTCGTGCGTTCTGTCGAGATCGAACCGTCTGCGTTGTTCAGCACGGGCCGATTGACGTCGATCGGGAAGCCCCACGGATCGTAATACTCGCCGCGCTCCATCTGCCGAACTGGGCTCGGGACCGGCATTCGGGGCTGCGCGTAAAGATCGGACACCTTCCCCGCCATCAGTTCGGCCTCTTCTTGACGTCGACCTCTAGCGGCCGGCGGATCGCGTCTCCTACCTCATCGTCGGGCGCCTGGGCGTCGTCGAGCAGGTTCAGGAGTTGCGTGGCGCGGACGCCGTATTTCTGCGAGATCATGCGGCGTTTCGCCGCGTACTCGATCGGATTGAACTTCTCCAGCAGGTCGGCGGCCAAGCCGGGGTTGTTCACCGCCGAGCTCGTCAGCGTGTCGATCGCACGGGCCTGGATCTGCTTCGACTTGTTGCGCAGATAGGTCGAGAGCAAATCGACGCCGGCAATGGTCGGGGACAGCTGGCCGCGCTCCACGGAGCGGGCGCGCGAGGCGATACCTGTGGCCGTCAGCGACGGGTCGAGCTTGCCCGTCAAAGCCTGGGCCGTGCCGGACGATCCCGCCGCCCGGGCGCGCATGCTGCCGTCCGCGCCGTCGAGCGCGGTGAAGACCTTCTTGATGTCCTCCAGATCGCCCGGATTGTCGCGCCACAGTTCCTCGGCAACGGCATTCGTCTTCGGGTCGTCGAACATGGCCTTCAGTTTGCGGCCGCTCCAGCGATCGTTGCCCGTGATGCCGGGCGCGCTGAGCTTCTGCTGTTTGACAACCTCCCACAGGGCCGAGCGCGCGTTGCGCAGGACCTCGGGCGAGCCGCCAGCTGCGTCGACCAGTTCCCGAGCCGCTTCCCGAGGGCGAGGGCCAGCCGTGACGCCGCGCACGGCGTTCACGACGGCTTCGTCGCCGTGCTGCAGATAGTTGGCCTGTGCGCTCCGGCTCGGCGTCGTCAGGCGACGCGTCGTCTCATCGGCTGTCGTGCGGGCGGTCGATGCGCCTTCGCGCGCCGTAGCCGCGCCGACCATCTTGTCGCGCAGCTCGGGGAAGGCTTCCAAAACGATGTTACGCTCGCCGAGGTATTTCCGCAGCTGATCGGGCCGATCGGTCAGGCCGCGCGCGTTCACGTCCGACATGATCTCGTCGGCGATTGCGTTGCGGGCGCGCGGATCGCTGCCGACCTCCCGCATCACCGACTGGAAATCGTTGACACGGCCCTGGTCTGTAGGCGTGAAGCGCTGCGTGACTGCGCTGTCGTCGAGGGCGTAACCGCCGCCCTCGCGCGGCTTCAGCGTCTCGGCGATGCCCGTACCGGGGCGTTCGAACCGATCAGCAACGTCCCGGCGCGCGGCGCGGGCGGCGTCGAACTGATCGCGAAGCTCGGGCGGAACATTGCCCTCCACAAACTGGTCAACTTCGTCGCGGAACTGATTGGCGACACGAGCTTTCTGTGCCTGACCAGGCGTCGATTTGGCGGCCCGGATATCATCGGTCAGGCCGGATCGCAGCGACGTAATTTCGCGCAGTGGAACTTCGCCGGTGGCCGGCGTACCCGGGCGCACGAACGGCTGGCCAGAGACGTCGAGGATCGGACTGGCCGAGGGCGGCACGGCCGGTTCGACCAGTTGCGCCGGAACGTTCGCTTCCGAGGGCAGGAAGCGCTGGCGATCATTGATCGGCAGGCCTTCCGTGACAGCGCCAAAACGATCCGCGAGCGGCGCGGCATCGACCTGGACGGTGGCCTCGTTCACGGGGGCGTAAGCTTCGCGGACGCCCTGCTGCTCCTGCGCGTAGCGGTCGGCCAGTGCTTCACGCATGGAGGCGCCTCGCGCCGTGGCGTCGCGCATTCCGGGCTGGACCGCCTGTGACGCCTCGGCCGCTGCAGCTTCAGCAGCGCGTGCGGCCTCATCGACCTGCCCGAGCTGTTGCGTGCGGTTGGCTTCCAGCGCAGCGCGGAACTGTGCCGCGTCGCCGCCGGGGTCGAGACCTGTCATGCGGCTGTCGACCGCGACCTCGTTGCCGACGCGGCGCTCATTGGCCGCTCCGGGCATCCGGGCGTCCTGGTTGAACGCAAAGGTCGCGATCTGCGGGTCCTGCGTCCGATCACCGATATTGGCGCGATAGCCCGGGATGGCCTCTTCGACGGGCGAAGGGCGGCGCAGCTGCGTGACGAGCGGCGTGGTGTCGACCGTGCCCGTGTTGGCGAACTGCTCGCCGGCCTGCGTCGAGTTGTTGATGATACGGTTGGCCACTTCCTCGCCGACCGTATCGCTGGTCATGGAAGGGCGCCCGAGCACGGTGCCGGCGATGCGCTTGACCGGGCCCGCGACAGCGCCGGCCGTCGACAGCGCGCCGACGCCCGTCATCGACCCGATGAAGTCGGACCAGAAGTTGTCGCCGCTCTGCGGGTTGCCTGCGAGCTCGTTGACGACGCCCGCCCCCGTTCCGGCCGCGCCGGCGTAAGCGCCTTCGCGAACCGCCACGGCGCGCGGCGCCACAGCGCCCGCTTCCAGGGCGCTGCCGGTCAGGCTCTTGCCTGCGTTCGTCAGATTGTTGAACTGCTGCTGGACGACCTGCGCGCCCGGGATGGAACTTGGCGGCGCGATCGTCGGCGGCGCGACAGCCATGCGACGCGCGGCCTGTCGGCCCATGGCGTTGCCGATGCCGACGACGCCAGCTACGGGGAGCGCGTTGGCTCCGACTTCTTGGCCAATGCGTCCAGCGACACGCTCGATCGCGTTGCGCGGCGCGGGCGCTTCGGGGATCAGCCCGAAACCACCCATGGCGCGGTCGATGCTCTCGCTGCCACCGATGGGGTGCGGCGTGATCGGGCCGACGTTATCCACGCCCGGCAGCAGGTTCAGGACGCGCGGGGCGTTGTTGACGATGTCCACCGGAGCGCCCGCGAGCGAGGCCAGGCCACGTCGAGCACCGCGTCCGAACTGCGTCACCGCACCGCCAGCCGTGTCCAGGATCGCATCCATGACCGATCGCGGCTTCACCTCTTCGGGAACGCGGGCGCCGGGCAGAACTGCGCGAGCGGCATTGACGCCCTGCTCGATCAAGCCCGGGGTCTGCGCCTTGGGCGTCACGGCGTCAGCGGCCGGCGAGCCGACACGGCTACGCCGTTCGGCCGTCTGCGCCTTCGCGACGCGCGCGATCACCTCCGGCGACGTGCCGTCGGGAAATTCGAGAACCGTTCCGTCGAAGAGCTCAGCTTCAGCCATCAGAGCGGGTTCCCGTTCTCATCGAACCGCATACGGCCTTGACCGACGCTGCTGACCGTCGGCGCGGCCGGAGCGGCGCCGCTGACAGCCGCGACGCCACCGCCGCGCGCCCGGGTAAGGATGCCCTGCTGCGCCTCGATACGGCTGACAGCCTGGTTGATGCGGGCCAGCGAATTGGCCTGGTTGGCGTCGAGACCGTCGAGACCAAGCGCGGCCTTGGCGTTCTTCAACATCTCGTTGGAGAGCCGTTCGCCGGTCGTGGTCTTGGCGTACTGGAAGGCCAGGAGGTTGGCCATCATCTCGATCGCCGGGATGCTCGGGTCGAACGCGCCGGCAAGGCCAGCATCCGCCGTGCCGTTCTTGATCGCCTCTCCGACCTTGGCGAGGTTGCCGCCGAAATACGCGCCGACCTCGCCACCCGTCTGGACGACGTTCTGCGCGGTGCCGCGCATCCAGCCGACGACGCCCTGCGAAGCGGGGCTCTTGGCGATCAGATTGCGAAGCTCGACTGCTGTGTCCTTGGCCACCGCGATATCGAGCAGCTGCTTGTCGATGTCGTTCGTCACGGTCTTGCCGATGCCGACATCGGTGTTCGAGCCCTGCGGTGTGGCCATGTTGGTGACGCGCGCGTCGGGCGGCAGGAGCGCGCCCGTCTGCGCATGCTTCCACTGGCCGTCGGGCGTCTGCACGGCGGGGCCGGCGGTGCCATCGGCGAGCACGAACTGACCGTTCGCCGCCTTGGCCTGCGCGCCCTTGTCGACGAAGGCGCGCTGCCCGATAGCGCCGGCATTGCTCTCGACGACTGGAACGCCGTCGCGGACAACGTTCTGCGTGCCGGGCCCGGCGAGCGCGAGGCCCTGCTGCGTCGCAATCGGCGTCTGGCCGAGTGCGGCGGCGAGAACTTCGTCGCGGGAAAGCGGCTTCGGTGCGCCCTGCGCCATGCCCATCGTCGGCAGGCCGATCGTGCTCGCGACGTCGGCGGGAACCTCCGGCCGGATCTGGCCCGGGTTCAGCGCGCCGTAGAGGCTGGCGATCGTGTTGCCTCGCGTGCTGTTCGCGCCGACCTGGATCTTCGTCTCGTTGTCCAGAACGTTGCGGCTTCCGAGACCTTCCTCCTGCAGCCGGCGCTCTTCCAGCGCCCGCGCGTTGTCCGCGGAGTTGTTGCTGCGCGACGTGAAGGAGGTGACGTCCTGGCCGCGCCGGGTCGTCGCGTTGTTCATATCGAGAGCCTTGTAGCTCTGCGTCGGGTCGTACAGATCGGCGATGACGGCCTGACGGTCGGCATCGCCCGCCGCGCCCGCATAAAGCTCGGCGATCCGAGCGGCCTTCTCGCGGGTCGCGCCAGCATTGGCCCAGCCGCTCGCATCCGCGCCCGAGGGCGGGGCGAACAACTCGGCCAGGTTCTCAGTCGCTTTGGCGATGTAAGGATCGCCGCGGTAAGCCTGATTGCGTCGGACAGAACCAGCCATCAGCCGAAAATCCCAAAGAGGTTGCGGAGGCCATTCGAACCGCCGGACGCCGCGTAGCCGGGAACGCTGGCGAGATCGGCGGCGCGGCCAGCGGCCATGCTGCTGTTCGCCACGGTCTTCGCGCCCGCTCCGAGCCCCGTTCCGGCGAAGGAGCCCTTCAGGCCTGCGCCTGTCGCGATCGAGCCGATGCCGCCGAGCAGATCACCGATCGACTTGATGCCGTTGCCCGCGCCAGACGCGGCGTCGAGTTCCAGCGACGTGACGTCGGACGAGCCCTTCTTGAAGCCGCCGATCTGACCGATCCTGGCCGCGTCGCGCGCCTGCAGACGGCCCGTTCCGCCGAGCACATCGCCAAACGCCCGCAGCTCGCCGCGCTTGGCAGCGAGATCGTTCGTATCGGTGCGAGCCTTGCCACGCTCCTTGGTCTCGTTCTGAACCGTAACGTTGGACCCGGACTGCGGGATCAGCGCGCCGGCAGCTTCGGCGCCGGCCGCCGCTGCGGCGTCGGTTCCGGCCTGCTGGCTCGCGAAATAATCGCCGAGCTCCTTTGACTTCTCGCCCTGCTTATCGGCGAAGCCTTCATAGCGGTCCTGGCTCTGCGTGTTGAGCGCAGCCGCCTCCTGGTCGAGACCGCCCTGACGAATGCGTTCGGCCGCCAGAACGTCCTTGCGGGCGCTCGCGGCCTTGCTGCTGGCCATCTGCCCTGCGACCGCCGAAGCGCCTGTCAGTGCGATACCGGCGATCGTAAGTGGATCGCACATCAGCCCGTGACCTTAACTGAGCTCGATGGCGTGCCGAACAGGCCGGTGTTGTATTTGGCCTTGTACGCGCCCCCGGAGAGGGCTTCCGCCTTCTCCTGCGCCGCCTGCTGGCCGAGTGTGCTGGTGAAACCGGCGAACAGCTGCGAGAGCGGGTTGAAGGCCGTCGGCTGCGAAAGCGCGGTCGCGCGTGACAGGGCCGAGTTCGCCGCGCCTTCGGCATCGCCGGTGGCGCTCAACGTCTGGATCAGGTCCGTCCGGGCGCCCTCGACATTGTTGCGGGCTTCGGTCTCGTTGGCCAAGGCCTTGTCGGCGATGTCCTGCTTGTTGGTGTCGAAGAGCTTCTGCAACTCGCCGACCTTCTCGCCGCGGATCGAGCTATCGAGCGTTCCGGAGCGGGCCAGCGAATAGGTCAGCTGTTTCTGCGCGTCGCCGTACTGATCCTCCAGCTGCGGCGTCGCGAAATTCGTGAATGCGTCCCGACGACCCTTGTAGAAATCGTCGTTGAAGTTGCTTTCAAAGATGTTGCCGACACGCGTCGTGCCGTCACGGATCTTCTGCTGGCGCGCGTCTTCCTCGGAGCGAGCGATGTTGCTCTCGCGCTTACTGGCTTTCTGGCCCATGCTGTCCGTCCAGTCGCTTCGACATCATGAACCCGACACGCCTGAAGCCAAACCGCTCCATGAATCTGGCTGTCCGTTCTGATTGGAAGTCGTTGTCGTTGCCACCTACGATCTCGACGGCGCCCATGCGGGTGGCATACGAGATGAGTTCGTTGGCTAGGAGGACGGCCGCCCGAGTTCCGCGCTTATCCGGCGAGACGTAGAGTACCTTCTGTAAAACGAAAAATCCAGTCCGATGGTCGTAGCTGCCTGTGTCAGCCACCAAAAGCCCGACAAGGCGTCCGTTATCCTGGACGACGAAGGCGGTCGGGAAGGACGTATCAAGGTATTCCTGAAATCTTTCGTGCATGACGTCGGCATCGATCGGCTCGCCGGGCATGGTCTCTCGTGCGTTGGCCGTGGCCATTTCTATGACCGCGTCTTCATCCTCGCGCAGGGCCAGCCTAACGAACATCGGGGGCTGTCCAGGCGAACTGAAAGAACGTCTCGCCGCCCTTGCCGTAGCCGGGCATCGTCGCTTCCTGCTTCAAGCCGAGGATCTTGATCCAGCGGTGCGCGTCGGTGTGGTCTATGATCGACACGCACTCGATACGGTGCACGCCAGCTTCGCGCTGCGGCGGGAAAAGCCGCTTCGTGATGAAACTGGTCAAGCTGATCGCGATGCGCGGCATCTCGTTGGTGGCGAAGAACAAGAGCGTCAGGACGTTCGGCCTGGCTTCGATCATCGCCCCGATCGCAACGGGGTCGGTGCCGTCGAGCGCGCAGATCGCCCCGGGCAAGCCCGCGTACCGACGCACCATGTCCTGCGCCAGTTCGTCCGACGTGCGGGCATAAGACGTCGCCATGAACTCGTGCTGATCGCGCTCACGCATGCGGCTGGCCACCGCCAACACAGCCGCGGGCGACGCCGGCTCAATCCTCATCTGCGTCGCCATCATAGTGGATCACGGCCGAGCCGAGTTTGTGCGGGCCGAGCCCGACCGATTTGAAGATCAGGCTGATATGCGTGCTCTTACCCTCAACCGGATGGGTTGCTTGCGTGAACGTGCTGTCGTGGATCGTGCCGACCACATCGACACCGTCTGGCCGAAGCGGTTCGAGCGCGACGCTGACCTGCCACGTCCCGCGCGCCGAAGCGTCCATACCGGACAGGGTCTTTTCTTTCGCCGGAGCTCCACCGTCCAGGTAGGGCAACTGCGCGATGGCCTGTGTGTCGTCGTAGACTGTCGCGCTCCCGATGCCGCCGTAGGCGTAGATCGAATTTCCCGAACGCACGTAGACACGCTTCTTGAAGACGACCGCATGCGAGATGTCGAAACCGGGCAGATAGCGCGACCACGCACTGACCTTAGCACCCGAGAAGAAACTGAAGACGAAGATCTGGCCTCTGATAATCAGCCAGAACCGGCCCGATCGGGGCTCGATCAGACCGATGACCTCGTCGCGATTATCGTCGCCGAGCGCCTGCAGCGCCTCCACGACGAGATCGTCCACGGGAACGCCGATATCGGTCGTCGCCGCGGCATTGGAGGCGTCGCGAGCACGCAGCGAGCGAAGCCCGCTCTCGTTCAGATAGAAAAGATCGCTGTCGCCGAACTGCGTCACCGAACGCGGGCTGACCGTTCCGGTGTTGTTGAGGACCTGGGCGATCTTGTTGAGGGTCGGATCGGGGTCGACGAACCAGATCTGAACGACGCTCTCCGCGAAGACGGCGACGTAGTTCTGGTATTTGGCCAGCGCGATAAGCTCTTCGGACCCCGAACTTTCCGACGACATGTCGATGAAGCCCGAACCGACGACGCCATTCCAGCGCGTCGGCTGCTGGATGCCGGAAAAGTGCATGTTGGGCCCGGACGTCGAATACATCTTCGACCCGATCGTGCGGGCAAAGAGCCCCGGGGGGTATGTTCCGGGCACGTCGGCGCCGCCCATCATGGACGTCGAGGCCGGCGATACGCCCAACCCGTCCGTCAAAGTGAACGTGACCGGCTTGCCGTTTTCGGCTGCTCCCGACGTCGCCGCGATCACGAAGACGGTGTCGCCGTCGGAGACCGCCGTGTACTCCGGGCTGGAAGACGCGCTGTTGACGGCGGTCGCGATGTTCGCGGCCGTCACCGAATTGCTCGTGATCCAGTTGACGGGCGCTCCGATCACGGAGACGCCGCCGACATTCAGATCCGTCAATTTCGATTGCGGTGAAACGGTCCCGGCCGTGACGACGAACGAAGCGCGGGCGCGACCGTCATACCAGTCCGTGACCCGGGTGCCGTCGTAATAGTGGTGCCGGCTACCGTCGGAGAAGACGCCGACCGCGTAGATCAGCCCCTTGTACAGGTCGAACGACGGCACATCGATAAGCGCCAGTCCCGACGGATGGACCAGGCGTTGATACGTCACGCCTGACGGCACCGCGATGCCGGCTTCGTGCCCGAAAACGACGATGCTGGTAGGCGTAAAAGCGAGCGCCACCGTCCCCGGCGGGAGCGAATACGTGCCCACGAACGCCGCGCGCTGTTCGAACTCGCCGCCCCGATTGATGTGGCCGTCGGTGGCCTGGATCAGCACGCCGCCCGGGGTGGTCTCGGGCATGCGGCGTGTGTCGAGACCGCCGATAAATTCCTTGATCCAGATTGAGGCCATCAGGACCCCGGCGGCCGATAGGTGGTGATGAACGGACGCCGCGGCGGCACAGGATCGCCGATCCCGAACATTCGGAAGCTGCGCTGCGGCGAGAAGCCGCCCCGCTGCTTGGCGTAGAGGATATTGGCCATGTCGAGCTTGATCTGAGCGTCTTTGGCGCCGCTCGCGGCCAGGATTTCGGCGGCGCAGTAGAGCGCCAGCATGTCGTCGTCCAGGTCGGCGAGGTCAGTGTCAGCGGTCAGAGGCCGCAATTTGCGAGTGCCGGTGAACCGAACATAGCCCTCGCGCGTGGTCGCGTCGGCGTTCTGGTCGGGGATCGGCCATAGTTCAAGGCTCTCGTCTTCGACGATGCGCCAGCGGCGCGGTGGCCATGACCGCTGATCGAGATCGCTGTTCCACACGCCGTACTCGGCGCCGGTCACGCCATAGTCGAGGCGGAACCAGCTGCCGTCGCGGAACAGCTCGATCCGCTCGATCCGGTCGATATCGAGATCGGGCGGGGTGTCATAGTACCGCTGCCCGTTCTGGACCGGGATCTGCCATTCCTTGCGGAGATGCGGCCATGCGAAGTCCCGCCACAGGCGCTCCTGCGTCCGCTGCAGCATGTTGACGTGCGTCGACCGGACTTGCGCGTTATGCGCAGGGTTGCTCGAAAGCCGCGCTTCGAAGCGCAGCTTATCGAGCAGAAGCGTGAGCGGGCTGTAGCGGGCCATCGATCAGGAAAAAGCCGAGTTGGTGTCGGTCATATCCTCGATGCCATCATCCTCTGCCTGCGGCTCGGGGGCCGGCACGGCAGCGGCGGCCTTCTTGCCCTTGGTGGCCTTCTTCGTCTCTGCGGGCTTCTCCTGCGCACTTGGCACGGGCTCAACCGCTGAGTTGGCAGTCACCCGGGTCTTGGCCTTGAAGAAGCTCTCGTCGAGTTCGAGTTCGTCGAAGCTCTCGTAGACGCGAGCGGCGGCGCCGGGGAAGAGCGCGGAAACAGCGCGGGTGTCGGTGCCGACGAGGCGCGACCCGGCGTATTCCAGATTGAGGCGGCCGAGCTCTGCACGGTTGGAGCGTTCGATCTCGCCAGTCGGCTCCACGTCGAAGACGGCTTCGTCGCCATGAACGGCGCGCAGCAGTGCGACTTCGGCAGCGGTCACGCCGTATTTCGGGATGGTGTTTCCAACGTCGCCCCCGAGAGCGAGCATGATATTGGCGGTCTGCATGGGACTGGTCCTAGCGTTGTGGCGGGGGCGTCATGCCCCCGCCTGGTTTCGTCAGTACGAGTTGTCGCGCGTCGGTCGGATCTTAACGGTCACGACGCCCTGGCCTTCGGCAAAGGCCGTGACGGACGCCGCTTCGACCGAAAGCACGCTGGTGCGCGTCAGGACGTTGGCGCCGGTGATAGCCGTGGCCTTGAGGACCTTGCCGAGCGGCGTGGAGTTGGCCGAAGTCAGAGCGATCACACCGCCCGTGACGTTGGTCGTGCCGATCTCCAGGTTCAGAGACGCCAGCTTCGCCGCCGTGGTGACGGGCGTGGTGACGGTGAACGTGAAGTCCTCGATCACACCCGCGATGCCGGGCGAGAAATCGGTGACGACGTCGCCGGCAGCGGTGATCGCGGCCAACTGGATCGGGAAGTTCAGGAAGATGGCGTTGTTGCCGTCGACCTGATCGAACATCAGCGAGACGCGCGAGCCAGCGGCCAGCGTTACGCCGGTGCTGTTCGTGACGGTGATGGTCGACGCGCCGAACGAAACCGAGAGCTGTGCCCCGGAATAACGATCGTTGTCGTTGACGATCATCACATTGGCGGCGCCAGCGAGACCGTTCTGATAGCTGGCCTGCGACGTGCCGGACGGATAGCCGACGTCGAAGGTGCCGGTGCTGATCACTGCGGCGGCGAGGACCGTATCGATACGGCCAAATTCATTTACGTTGGTGGCCATGACAGGCTCCCGTGATTGAAGGTTGAACGGAGCAGCAAAGACGGGCGCCGAAGCGCCCGTCTTGTATTCGTCAGACGATGTCGTAGACGCCCGAAGTGTTGAGCTGCTTCGCAACCATAACGCCGGTCATGGACACGCCGTTGTACATGACCATTCGGTCATACGGACGAGCCGGGTTGTGCTTCTTCATCCGCTGCCCGTCCATATAGAGCAGCTTCAGGCCCGTGCGGCCCATGTCGACGGCGTAGCAACGCTTGGCCAGGCCGAGATCGTCCATGGTCGGGTCCCACTCAAGCGGCAGGCCGCCGTGGTTGGGGTCGTCCATGGAGCCGTCGGGCTTGCCGTCGCGCCAACCGCTCTGGCTGTAGAAGCCATTCGAACGGAGCTCGAACTTGTAGGCATCGATGAAGTCCGAGCCCGCGAAGTAGCGGATCTTGGTCGAGCCGTTGCGGTACTTGCTCCGGCGCCGAGCGGCCTTGTCCATGGCCGTGATCAGTGCGCCGCCGCCAGCTGCCGCGGACGTGATCGCGCCGAGGCCGCCTGCCGCGAGGGACGCAGCGGTCATGGCGTCATTGCGCCACCAGGTATTCGCCACGCGGCTGAGACCGCCCGTCGAACCCACAGCAGGGCTGTCCAGGATGATCGAGCGGATGCCCGACAGAGCCTTGGCGTCGGCCGAGCCGTCACCGTGAACGAGCAGGTCGAGCGAGAAGGTGTAGCTCTCGCCCATCTTGTCGTTCTTCTCGTCCAGCAGGTTCGCAAGAGCCTGGGCCTCGCGGCCGGACATCTCGCGGGTCGTCTGGTCGGTGCCGTTCTCGACGACGTCGATACCGTCGGTCTTGAGCTCGGTCATCGTGACGACCATGCCCATGTAGTGCTCCTTCCAGGGGAAGCGAGCGCGCTTCGTCCCGGTCGGGTTCAGGTGCGAAAGCTGATCGTCGCCGGTGTAACCGGCCAGACCCCAACCGGGCTCGTAAGCCGAGCCGACAGCAAAGGAGACGTTCTCCTTGCCGCCGACGAACTTGCCGGCAGCAGAGTTGAAGGCCTCAAGCATCGGCTTGTTGGCAACGTCCTGCTTCCAGACCTTGCCCTTGTCGATGTAGGTCTCAAGGGTGGAGTTGTTGATATTGGCGATTTCGTCGACCGTGAAGGCCATGACTGTTCGTCCTCAGATCAGCCCGCTCGCTTCGCCAACTCGGCCTGGATGATGCTCATCGTGGAGGCCGGGGCTGCGGGGCGGGTGTTGCCACTGATCTGCCCGCCATTCACCGGTGCGAGAGCGGGGCGGCCGGGTGCAGCTGCGGTGCGCGGCTGAAGCCGTGCATTGACCGCGCGATAGGCGCGGTTCAGCTGGTCCTGAACACCCGCTGCATTGACCGGCTTGTAGCCGAGCGCCTGCAGCTGCTTCACTTCCTTGATGATGTCGGGCAGTTTGGCGTCGAAGTTCGGATCTTTCGCCCTGCGGTCGTCTTCCCAAGACTGCGCCGTCGTCAGGCGTTCCTGAACGACACCGGTTTCGGCATCGCTCTGCTGACGGAGACGCGCAGTTTCCGCGCGCTGCTCTTCAAAGCTCTTTCGAACGTTGACGCTGGCCACGGTCGCGCGCGATCGACTGACTTCCAGAGCGGCTTCCTGGGTGAGTTCACCCTGCTGGACACGCTGGTATAGGTCGTCCGGCAATACCTCGCCGGCTGCGCGCAGCACCGCCTCGACTGTCGGCTTCATGCGACGCCAAGCCTCGGCCGGGTCCGTCTTGATCAGTCCACCGATGACCAACAGCTCGGCCGCTTCTTCAGCGTCGATGCCGTTGTTGTCGATGAAGGTCTGGACGTTCCGGTATCGGGTGGCGTCGACTTCCGCAGTCTTCAGCTTGCCAAGAACTTCCTGGAAGCGGGGGTGCTTGTTGAAGGGAACGTCTGAAAACTCGACGTCGTCCTTCGCTTTGGGATCTTTACCGCCGGGGTCTGAACCGGCTCCTTCGCTCGTGGCTGACGAGGCCGCCGCGGCCGGATCGGTGCGCTTTTCCACCACGTCGCGAACGACGGATAGGGCGCCCTCATCGGCAACAGTGTTGCTGACGTCTTGCTCGGTGGACGAAGCCGAGGCTTCGGGCTTTTCGACCTCTTTCGAGGCGCCCGCATCGTCCGACACCTGCGAGATGTCGTCCATCTCTTCGATGTCAAGGTCGTTTTCGAGGGGCATAGGTGCTCCTGTTGGTGGCTGCAGTATACGCAATGTCCAGAATGTCGCAAGCGACTATGGACGAACTAGACCTGATTGCTCCCAAAGGCGGCGTCGGAGCCGCCCGGATCACCGTCGGGAGGCTTCGGCGCGTTGTCTGCGCCCTGCCCTCCCTGGGCCTCCGGCGCGGCCCCTGGCTCGCCGGGCGCGGCGGGTGGCGGTGCCGCAGACGCCATCGCGTTCTGCGCAATGATCGAGGGCGCCTGATCGTCGAACATCTCGGTCAAGTCCATGCGATCGTCGAGACGGCGAAGCGCTTCCTTCAGGAAAGCGTGCTTGTTGAGCCCCGGGATCTGCAAGATGATCGGCGCGACCTTGTTGAAATTGTCGATCTCGATCGCCTGGTTGGGTTTGCCGGTCGAGCCGGCCTGAACCTCCAGATAGATTTCGTCCGCGACGTCGGCCAATTGCTGGTGAGGCCAGAACGCGCCGACACCGGCGATGCGCTTCACCTGCTCTTCCGACATCTCGCGCAGAAGGATCTGCCCCGAGGCACGCGCCAGAACGGTCAGGAACGCGTCGAGATCGTCGACATTCGAGTTGCTGGTCGACGCCGTCGAGTTGGCCGCGATGGCGCTTTCCGTTGCCGTGGCCTTGGCCACGCCGCCGAATTGCGCCTCCTGCATGCCAACCGACATCTGCATGTCGGTGACATAGGGCGAGGTGTCGTAGAGGTTCGGATCGACGCCGGGGACCTTTATGACCTCCAGCATGTCGTTGATTTTGGCCTGGGGCTCCTTGTCGATCAACGAGACGGTGAACGGCTCGGCCGATGCGATCGTCTTCACCGCCTCTTCGCCAACGAAGCCCTTGGCGCCAATCCAACGCGGTCGAGCCGCCTTGCGATGCTCCTTCTGGCCCTGCCTGGACGAATTGATGCCGTGCTGCTGGTCCTTGATCAGCTGGACGTCGGACGGCGGCCACAGGTAGTTCTCGTCTTCAACGTCGTTGAACGTGATCGCATAGACGGGCCAGAAATCCTCAACGAAGACATTCGGAGGGGCCGGCGGGCGAAGCCATTTATTGTGGCCGTCGGCAACGTAATAGACGAGCCCGGACGGCTTATCGAAGTGCTTCCAGACGCAGACGAGCCCGTCTTCCTTATCCTTTACTTCGCCGGTTCGGGGCCCGTACTCGTTGGCGCCATCCTCGTCTGCGACCATGTTGGCGCTGGCGGTATCCTGATCGCTCTTCCCGTTCAGGCTATAGGCCTTGTAGCCGCCCTTGATGTCGACGCCGAAGAGCTCCTGGATTTCGGTGCACGTGAAGAGATATTCGATCGTGATCCGGCGCGCGCCGATGAACCCGACGAGGCTCTTGCACAGGGAGTGCGGGATGACGCGCGTGGACGGCGGGAAGTCGACGATTAGGCCTTCGCGCAGGATGACCTCGGGCTCCTTCTCCAGCGCCGCGATCGACGTTTCGAGCTCGTACATCTCGGCGTCGTCGTTCTCGATCTCGCCTTCGGCGGCGCGCTCCTGCAGGACACGCAGATGGTCCAGCCGGGTCCGGGCATCGGCCAAGCGTTCCGTCATGCCCGGGCGCGGCCCGTACTGACGCTGGAAGTCGAGCTCGACGTAACCGACGCCGTTCGTCAGGGCGCGGCGCACCAGGCTTTTCATGCCAGTCTTGAAGTCGACGGGTTTCTGCTCGGTCAGCGCCTGGCTGTAGAGAATTTCGAGCGTCTTCCCGAGCTTGTTGATATCCTTGCGGCGAGCCGTCCCCTGCTGATAATCGGCGATGACCTCCTGCGCGGTCTGGAAGGCCTGCATCATCTCGGGCGGGATCTGCGGGACGTCCGGCACGGCTTCACCCGTCACCAGGTCGACCTGCTGCGGCGCTGCAGCCATCATCTGCTGCGCCATCTGCACGGTCTGGAACGCCATCTGGAGCGACTGTGGGGTCTCGTCCCAAACGACGAAATCCAGGGTCTCTTTCCGCTTCGCGGTGGCCTTGGGGTTCTTCGCGTAGAGGCTGTCGGTCTTCGATTTGATCAGGCTGCGCGTGATCGGAGCGACATAGCTCGTGGCGCCCGGGTAGGTCTTCGGATCGTAACCCTTGCGCGCCGCGAACATGTCGCTGCGCATCTGCTCGAACGCCTTCTCGTGGAATTTCTTGTCGGCCTTGACCGCGCCCTGGATCTTGAGGACCTGGGCTTTCTCGTTTTCAGCCTGCTCGGCGTCCGGCGTGCTTTCCGCGACCGGGACGGCCTCGGCTTCGTCGATCTCATCGCCGATGATGTTCGAGAGTGCCATTAGAAGCCTCCAAGCTCTAGCGAGCGTTTCTTGTCGGCGTTCCACCGATCCATCTGCTTCATCCAGCCGACGGAGCCCGTGGGAGCCGAGGCGGGTTTGCTGTCGGGGGCTTTGCCCTTGCCGAATTGCTGGCCGAGGCCGAGGCCGATGTAGGCGAGCGCATCGACGAAATCGTCGTGGTTGCCGTTCGGGAAGGCCAAGAGCTCGTCGACCGCGGACGTCGTCCACCAGGCGGTTTTCGGGAAGAGCACCTTGCCCATCGCAACACGGGCGGCGATCGACTGCGCGCGCTGCTCCTTGTCGGCCTTCGGCGTGACCTCGACGAGATTGATGTATGTGCCGGTCTCGCTCATGCGCTTGCGCAGGAACGGCCCGATCGAGCCCGAGATATGCCCGGCTTCCGCCCACCAGAGCAGCGGCGCCATGTTGCCGCCGGCCATGGTCAGCATGGCCTCGACGGCGACGTCGGTGGCCATCCGCTTCCAGACGGCTTCGACCAGATAGAGGTTGTCCTGGCGATCGACGCCAACCTTGATGAAGCAGGACGGATCGTTCCGCTGCTTCTCCTTCACGGCATGGTCGGAGGCGCAGTAGAAGCGCAGGTCGTCGGGCAGCTGGTCGTAATACTGGATGGTCTCGCGCCGGAAGAGCGTCCCGTCGGCCACCGTCGGCCGCTGCTGCACCAGGGCGGCGAAGCCGAGCGGGTCGCGGCGCTGGTTGGCGCGGTGGTAGTCGACATCGTAGCGCTCCGGCCACAGTGCCTCGCCGGGCTCGCGACCGAGCGGATCGTTTTCCTCGGCGATGCCGGGCAGACGGATGATCATCCAGTCCGCGGCTTCCTCAGCGTTGTAATAGTCGCTCTTCGGATCGGTCAGCCGTCCGATGATGTCGTCGGAGTGCCAACGCGTCATCGTGACGATGGTCAGGCGCTTACCCATCCGGCGGTAGAGCGCGACCTTCGTGAACCAGTTCCACGCGGCGTCGCGGATCGTCGGCGAGCGCGCTTCCTCGTGATCCTTGTAGAGATCGTCGACCAGCAGCAGATGCGCGCCGCGACCGTTGATCGTGCCGCCGCGGCCGGCGAAGATCAGGCGCCCGCCCTCGTCGGTCTGGATGTTGTTCTTGGCGTTGCCGCCACGCCGCAGCTTGTAGGTCGGGAAGACCTGCTTGAAAGCCGGGCTGTGCAGGTTGGCGCGGACGTCGGCGCCGACGTCTTCCGCCAGCAGGTCCGAGGCCGACGCCACGATGATATCGTCACGTGGATGCTGACCGGAATACCAGGCGGCAGCGCGCTTCGTGGCCAGTTCGGTCTTGCTGTGCCGGGGTGGCATGCACAGGATCAGCTGCGTGCAGACGCGGCCGTCGGCGTGCAGCAGATCACCCTTCAGGAAGAGCGTGATGACCTGCGCGACGTGCTCCTGGAACCGGGCGGCCTCGTACCGCGAACGCTCGGCATTGCTGGGATCTTCAGGGTCCGGCATCGTGAAACGGGTGAACGCCAGCAGGCCATCCCGAGCCTTGGCGGCGGCCTCCATCCGGCGGGTCGTCGCGATCTGCTTCTGGATCTCGCGAAGCTGCTTCGCCTGATCCTTCTTGGGATCGACGAAGCCGTACCGCTTGCCAGTGTCAGGATTGATGGAGTTCGGGTGCGGCATCAGCGTGGAGCCGGCGGCATCGTCAGCCGATCGAGCAGCGTCTCGATCCGAACCGTCGAGCGCAGCACGTTCCGAACGTCACCGGCCAACTCGGCCGTCTTCTGACGGTCGGCCGAGGCCGCCTGACGCTGTTCGCGCTGCTCGGCCTCGATCGCGTCCTGCTTCTTCTCAAGGCGCGAGATCGCGGTCGCCGTCTCGCGATCGGCGGCCCGTGTATCGGCCCAAAAAAGGACGGCCATTCCCAACACGGCGATACCCGCTGAAAGCAGCGAGGGGATCAACCGGTCGAAGAATTTACCATCCTCGTTGAGTTTCATCGGGTCCATCCGCAGGCCTTCGCACCGTATTCGTTATGCTTCAGAACGGCCAGCTTATCCGTTTGATCCATCGCGACTATGGACGCGGCAGACGGACGGATGGGGGCCGCGACGTCGCAGAAATCACCTGTTATCTTTGCGCACCCACCGATCCATGCGGTGGTCGAGATCAGCAGGAGCAAGGTTGTCGATTTCACTGTCGGATTTCCTCTTTGCGGCGATGGCTTCCGCCCGATGCCGATCCTGCTCTTCCTTCATGATCCGCTTGCCGTCCTGGCGGCCCTTCAGCCAGACGGCGAAGATCGCCGCGGCGATGGCGCCGGCTGCGGCTGCGTAGCCGGAGACCTTGGCCCATAGCCAGGCGAGGATCGTCACGACACGACCTTTGAACTCGGGATGCTCGCGGCGAGCCTGTCGCTGGTGACAGTCACCTTTTCCACGCTCGGCAAGGCCGCTACAGCGGCAATCTGCTGAGCTGGCTGCTCGCGGCGCTGGCCGAGAAAGATCACCCACCCGACGAGAGCTGTTCCAACCACGACGATCCCGGTCGCGGCCAGATCGACCAGCGGGCCGGAGATCACCGCCGCGATCGTGTCGGGGATCTTCAGCTTCACGACAACAAGCGGCACGATGATCAGAGCGATCTGCCGGGCGAGCACGGGCCAATCGATTTGCATTTCAACGACCCTTCCAGAGAGCGGCGAGCGCGGTGAAAAGCGCCGACCAGGCGCTCGCGCGGGCAACCGGGGCAGCTGGCACGTCGACCGGCTTGACCGGTTCGATCGGCTTGACTGGCGCGACTGTGGACGTTTTCTCGCCGTATCGAGCGGCCTTCAGCGCAGCCTCGAACTTCCGGGCATAGCCGGCGACCTTCTCGGCGCTCTCGACGCCGTTGATAATTCGCCGTGCGTTGACGTAGTCGGTCTTCGTCGCGGTCAGATAGTCGTCCAGCTTCTTGCCGGTGAACCAACCCTCGATCATGCCGAGGAACATCACGGGGACCGCATGCTCGATCTTGAGCATCAGGCTCGGGTCCTTCGTGAAGGGCACGCCGGTTTCCTTCTCGGCGCGGACGTAGTTGTCGCGGTGCGTGACCTGCGGCAGACCCCGGCCAAGCCAGGACAGGCCGTTCGCATCCTTGCGCCAATAGGCCGTCTTCACCCACGGCATCTTGCCGGCCTTCCACGAGCTCTCCAGTCGCGCAATCGCGCTGTCGACGCTCGGGTTGACCTTCTCGTCGGCGCGGCGGGTCTCGATGACCGGCTGCATGGCTCGCGCCGTCTCGTGGAACGGCGTCGCGAGGACATAGACACACTGGTTCAACGGCATGCCGCGGCGTTCGGCCTCGTCGAGAATGCGCGACAGCCCGTCGACCTGTTCGACGCCAAGTGTGCCGCTGAACAGGTTCTCCCGGACGTCATCGAAGAAGGCCGCGCGATCCATCAGCAGCGTCCTTCAGCTTTGCACAGCGGGATCTTCCAGAGACCGCCGGCCCCGTCGTCACGACGCCCTGCGCACCCGGCGAGGGCCAATACCAGGGCCAGGGTGACGAAGCGCTTCATCACGTCTGCAACTCTTCGAGGGAGATCACGCCTGTAACAGCGCCGAGCGCCGACGCGGAAGGCAACCAGGTGAACACCGTTCCGACGATGCCGGAGCCCCACACGAAAACGAAGTAGGCCACCGAAGTGGTCACGCCGGGGGCGTCAAGTCCCTCCATGAAAGCGACGCCATAGGTGGGCTGCGCCGTCGAGAAGACGGTCGCGATGTTGCCCACAGCGGTGAACGTGTTGGTCCGCGACAGCTGCGTGGCGGTGATCTGCGTGTTGGTCCCGCAGAGCGCCGGTCCGCTCGCACGTGTCCGGACGAGGTTTGCGGCCGATGTCAAGGCGATGCTGGCCGTCGTCGTCGTGACCACCTTGGTCGTGCCGCTGGCCGATGTCGCAGTCGTGTCCGTCGCGCTGATGCTCTGAACGACATCGCCCGGCAGCTTCATGCCGGCCTGCCAGAGTTCCACGAATGTGGGCGCGACCCAGGTCCCGAGCGCCGTGAGACCAACCTCCCACGACAGGCGCCCGAGGATCGTATAGGCCTTCGCCGCCACGGCTGTGCCGGTGTAGAAAATCGAATTGCTGTCCGCGCCGCCGGCACCGCCTTCCGCCGTGGACGACGCGATCTTCTGGCCTTTGCCCAGCGGGTAGATGTTCTTGCCGGAGAGACAGTTCACGACGCCGAGACGCACGGTCCCCGCGTCGTCGAACGCAACAACCCAAAGCGCAAAGGGCGTGTTGATCGCGGGAACGCCGAGCGTTGACCCCGAGGACAGCACCAGGCTCGACGCGGCCGAAACGACCCGCGTGGTCAAAGCGCCGACATTCGCCGTCGCGGAGCGGAACATCAGGGTCACGACGTCCGTGGCTGTCGGGGTGTTCCCCGCCAACGTGACCAAAGCGATCGTCAGGGCGCCGGCAGCGGCGCTGACCGTCAAACCACCGCCTACGGGCGACAGCACGTCGATTTCCGACTTCAGCGCGTGCGGTACGCCGCCGGCTGTCGCACCGTTCTGCATGTGCAGCCGGCCGGTTTGTGTATTCCAGATGGGTTCGCCAGAGAGCCCCGTGTAGGCCGCGACCTCGGCGGTCGTTCCGCGAGCAAAACGGCGTGGTGTGCGGGCCATTACAGGGTTCCCCAGTCTTCTTGGCCGACGGCGGCCTCTGACAGCAGCCCGAAATCGTAAATCATGGCGCCGGCCTGCGTGGCGTAGTTTTGGGCGAGTTCGGCGGAAGCGTCGGCTTCCGCGGCGCTGATCGCGGCGGCGGCGGCTGCTGCCTGCGTGGCCACCGCATCGAGCTGCGTGTCGACGCCGGCAGCGACTTCGGGCGAAAGACTGTCGAGCGTCACGAGCTCGTTCTGTAGCTTCCCGTCAGCGCGCCGAACGTCGGCCAATGCCGTGATCGTGGCTTGGTTCGACGACGCGATCCTGGCCAGTTCCGTATCCAGCGCAGGAGCGGGCAACGGCGTCTGCGGGGCGGTCGTCTGGAACCCCGAGAAACTGTAGCCGACAACGTAGGGATCTGGATTGGCCATCCGGCGAAGCGCTCCGCTGCGCCGTTTGTCGGCTGCGAAACCACCAATAACCTACATTCCGGACGATTGGCAAGAAAGAACCCGCCAGACGGATGCCGGGCGGGCTGAAAGTTTAGGGAGGAAACGCCAGCCGAGGTGGCTAACGTCCTGACTGTAGGCCGCGACTATGGCCTACGTCAATCTGTGGGGTCGACCGCGTAAAAATCCCTCGGGGCGACAATGCGAGCGCCGCTCGTGCCGACTTCGTAGATCACCATCCCGAAGCAAAGGCTCTCCAGCACGACCTCCCCGGCGATACCTTCCGCGGCAAGGTTGCTGTCGAGCGTTGACCAGAACAGGTCGGAGACCTCATCGACGGTCATTGGCACGGGCGTTCCCCCTCAGCTGGACGGCTCGGGTTGGCAGATACGCCTGGCCCTCGCGATCGACAAGGATACGGTCTGGTTGTGGCCGCTTGAGCTCGGCCTCGAACAGCCGCGAGAACCACGCCGAGACCCGAATGACCTTCGGCGGGGTCCACATCAGCCGTGGCTCAGCGTGCGGCCGCTCAGTGCGTTGCGGAGCGTGTAGCCCTCGAACGCCCAAATCTTGTTCCGGGCGTTGTCGCGGGCGATCTTCCGGCCGAGTTCGACGTCGAAGTTCTCCGGGCTGGCGGCTGCACTCTCGCCGGTGACCTGGAAGCCGTTGCGCAGGGTGAGCGCGCAGACGGTCAGCGTGGTCCCGGGGAAGACGTGGTAGGCGTCCGAGACGATCTGCGCGTCGATCAGATCGGGCGTCAGACGCGGGGCAGTGAGGCCCTTCTCCTGGATTTCAGCTTCGACGGCGACTTCGTTGAGGGGCATGGGGATCTCCTGTGAGAGGCGGTCAGGTCGACGCGGGATCGGGCTAATGGACCTTGGAAACAAGGCGGCAGTCACACCGTGGCTTCACTGCACCGCTCCGGCGAGAACCCGCGTCGATGGAACGGACGTTACGGACGAAATGTCCAGAAGTCAAGACACTCTGGCCACATCCGGAGTTGGTGCGAGGGGAGAGAATTTGCACTCTCACAGCTCAAAGGCGGGGGATTTACAGTCCCCGGGGCTCACTCATGCCCAGCCCGCGCGAAGCGGACGTCAATATCGGGAGTTGGTCAGGGCGGCAGGATTTGAACCTGCGATCTCCGCATTCCGAGTGCGGCGGGGACGGCCAAACTCCCCCACGCCCTGGCTTGGGCGCGGTCGTGGGGTGTTGCGGGTGCCGTTCGCGTTCATGGTGGTTGGATGCCAGACATTCCGGACGACGTCAAGACCGCTTCGGCCCGGTTCTGGCGGGTCGGATCGTGTCGGTGTCAGGCGGGGCGGAAGAACGCTCCGTGGCGTGCCTCGGCGTAGCGACAGAAGGCGGCGTGCGCTTCGTCGGCGGTATCAAACGTTCCGAGATACTTCGTTTGGCCTTTCCCGGCGTGGGCGCTCGCCATGAAGCGCTTCCCGCGGGCGGTCACGCCTTTAGGGAGGCCGGATCGCGAGAACCCGCCTCGGTTGGCGTTGTTCTGTGATCGAGTGGCGAGGCGAAGGTTAGCGAATGCGTTGCTGTCACCGCGACCGTCGGCGTGGTCGATTTCAGGGAAGCCTGTCCGCCCGGTGACGAGTGCGTAAGCGATCCTGTGCTCGCGGAGTTTGATGGACCGACCCTCGTACTCAAGGCTGCAGAAGCCGTAGCGTCCGGAGCGGTTGAGGGAGCGGCCGGCGTATCGCGTGTTCCAGGTCTTTCCCCTGGAAGCCGTGACGAATGAGGCCAACGTCCGACGACGCCACCGTACAACTCCCTCGGCGGGGTCGTAGCTAAAACGCTCGCGCAGGAATTCGATTGGGGGTAGGTCAGAGCACGCCATGTCGCATCTCCAGTGCGGGGTGGTCAGAAGGCCGGTGAGCGTTGACGCGCTCCCGGCCTTCGTTGTTTAGCGCGTTTCGTCCGTAATGTCTGTCGTGAATATGGACGTCCGTTGCGTCCGTGTCGGTTGGACAGATTGTCAAAACGTAATCTCGCTCAAAAATTAGGACGGACGCCCGACGGGGCTTTCGAGTGGGCGCGCGGACTACCCCCGGAGGGCGGCCCGGGGTCCACCCCGCCCCGCCGAGCCGCCTTTTCGCATGCCACTCCCTCTATAGGGGAGTTGTCATGTCATACGTATCAATGACTTAACCGAAGATGTCGGGCGCGTCCGGGGCATTCCGGGGTTCGGAAGCCTCGTTCTCGAGCACTGGACGGGCTCGATCGGCCATCGCCGCGGTGATTGCTTCCGCCTGGCGTTCGAGCTTGGCGCGGTGCTTGGCCAGCTCGTCGCCAGTCATCTCGTGCAGATCCTTCTCCCCCTGCCCCTCTGTCACGGCCATGCCTGACAGTTTCACCAGGTTCGTGCCGGCCGTGACACGCGCGCCGGCTGGCTGTCTCTCGTCCAGGGCGATGGAAACGAGCGTTGCGACGCCAATCGCGCCCGCTTTCTCGCGCAGAAGCGCTTGGCCTGCCTCTCGTGTGGCCTCCTGAAAGATGGGGTTTTGCATGAAGCGCCAGCCCGAAATGACGGGGTCTTTATAGCCCGCAATTGCGGCTGATGCTTCCGGGTTGTCCGTCACGGCCATCGCCGCAACCATCTTCTTTTCCTTCAAGGTGAAGCGGCCGTTCTTGAGCGGCATTCGGGTGACCTTCCATTGCGCAACGGGCGTAACTGCTTAGCACCGTTGGATTTATGCAGCAATGTTAAGCCTATTCACATTGTTGCGGGCACATACCCGCATCGACCACGCGCGGCATCACCTCAAATTATTTTGTCCGTTTTGTATCCCACTATATTGACAGAATGTCCGCCATCCCGTACATGTTGATCCAACGAAGCAGACGAACTGGACGGAGTTTCCGAGATGCACCCGACCTACAACAAGACCCGCTACCCCACCTTTGTCTGCCACCATGGCAACTGGGACATCTACCGTAACGACGCAGGATACTGCGTCTCGATCCCCACCGTTCAAGGCGTCGCTATCGGCTGCAAGGCGTCGCACTTCGGAGATGCCGGATATCTCGCCGCTACACTCGGAATTCGCATCTGACGTTTCGCCTCTGCGCCGCCTCAAGCGACGCAGCACGAAGCGCCCTGCGCCTCAACACCGCCACCAACGTAGGAGGAACCCACCATGACGATCATCACCATCAAAGGCGTCTCGCTCTCGGCCAACGCCACCGCCAACGGGTTCCCCCTGCCTAAGCGTACCCGCCTTCGCGACCGGATCGACTTCGCCAGCTCGGACGAAGGCCACGCCCGCCGCATGGAGCGCCGGGACGTCCGCAGCGCCAAGCGCGCCTTCATCTACAGCTAGACCGTCCATTCTCGCGCACATCGAACCGAACGGAACCAACCGCCATGCCCGTACAAGTTACGATCAACTTCCAGAACGCAGGCCCGCACACGATCTGGGCCAAGCTCGCGGTTCGCCTTGGCCGTGAGCCGACGCGGCAGGAAGCTGCGGACGAAGTTCGCCGCATCCTGTCCGAAGCCTCTGGTAAGTGAGGGCATCATGGCCAAATTCAAAGCAACCTCCGTTCGGACGATTGAAAGCCCCTACGGCTACGAGCTCGAAGCAGAGGCCGAAGTTCTCGGCCCCTTCCACATTCACCCGATGCTGTCACGGAGCGGCGAGCTGGACTACAGCGGTTACACCGTCACCCCGCACAATTCGAAGTTCATGGTTGGCTCATTCAAGAGTCTGACAAGGGCGCGAGCAATTGCGAAAGAGCTTATGGCGCTCTCTGCAAATTGGGACGGCGAGGCGTTCGGCGATATCTTCCCTGATCAAGAATTGGCGCGCGAAGCGTTCGATATTGTCCGCCCCCACCGCATAGACTAACAGGCAAACACCCTTCCAAACCTTCTCTCAACCAAAGCAACGCGCCTGACATGGTCGGCGCGAACGGGAAAGATTTGTCCGATGACCAAACTCACCGACGCAGGCGCGGTCTACAATCAACACGACGCCGCCTTCTCTCACGTGTCCGCTTACGTCGTCATCGACAAGCGTGACGGCGCCTGCGTCGCCAAGGTCGCGATCAAGCGCAGCACCTCGGGCCTGCGCACCACGGCCTTCGTGCACTGGCTCGGCGTGCCGATGGTCAAGGGCGTCGCCAATGGCGGCGGCTACGACAAAGACAGTGCCAGCGTTGCGAACGCCGCGCGCCGCATGCTCGATCTTATGGGTATCGAGCCACGTCTGACACGCGAAGCGCTCGACGACTATGACGCTTTCCGTGCTGCCGCGTCGCTCGACGGCGGCAAGCGCTGGGACGATGCCGTTCGCGATGCCGGCTTCTCAGTTTTTCAGGCGGTGTGACATGCCTGAATTCATCCTCAACACACCGACCCGCCGCACCCCGTCGCACGTCTATTACGGCCTTGCTGAATTCGCGCAGGGCTATGTCGAGGCCATGTTTTTCACCAACGGCGATTGCGGCAGTGAAGACGACGACGACCTGTTGAACTCGATGGGCGTCGAGCGCCTGACGAAGGCGAGCGTCGAATCAATCAAGCGCGACTGCGACAAGTTCCTCGGCACGATCATGCCTGACGGTTGCTTCGCTCGACAGTGGATCGATCGCTTGGCCGATCAGAGCGGTCAACACGGCGATGGCGTTCCTGACGATCGCCGGGCAGGCCACATGTTCTGGTATGCGCGACAAGGCCATGGCGTCGCCTGGACAGATGATTTCGCGTCGGACGAGCCCCTGCATGACATCGCCGACGGTCTGCAGGACGCCGCCCAAGCCTTTGGTGAATGCTACGGCATCAACGCCTATCGCGGCTGGATCCACGTCTCATGAGCATCGACCTGCAAATCGCAATCGCGGTCTTTCCGCTGCTCGTGCTGTTCGCCGGCCTGGTCGTCCGTCACATCGACGCCGTGCGCCGCTTCGAAAGGGGTTCGCTATGAGCAACCGCGAAAAGATCCTGCGGGCAATGCGTGCTGCGGGCGCCACAGGCGACAAGCAGACATTTACGCGGCTCTACGTCAGCAACCGGATTTCACTGGCGGCAGCAAATGCGGAATGGCGCGCTGGTGTGGCCTTCGCTCGCTTCGTCGAGCGTCGCGATGCGGAAGGCGCCAAGTCATGAGCCTGAACAATCTCAGCCCCGATGACCGCTGGCGTGTGTGCATGCGTCGCGCCAGCTATTGGCTCAAGTGCAATGACCCGGGCTATGCCACACGCTGCGTCCGGGACGCCCTGCACTTCGCGAACCGCCTCTCCCCCGCCCATCGCCGCGCCACCATGCGCGTGCTCAACTGGACGCGCGCCGCAGCGTCGCAGAGGGCCGCGGCATGATCCTGCTGGCCCTGCTGCTCGCCCTGGCCCTGATCGCCTTCTGTGCCGTCCCCTGGGGTGTCGGCTGGCTATGCGGCCGTCTGTGGGACCTATTCGGCAGATGACTTAAACGCTAGCATCTGGCTGGTCGCGCAACGGGCGCGGCGTCAAAGCCGGAGCAGCACCTTGCGCGCCCTACTCGCCGTTGCCGTCGCCGCCATCACCCTCACCGCCTGTACGACGATCGAACAACGCGAGGCCTCCGAGCAGGAGCGCTTCGCGTCTTTCGTTGGCCAGAGCGTTGACACCTTCATCCGTCAGACCACGATCGCCCCGACCAGCTACTACCCCACATCGACCGGTCGTGTGTTCGTCGCTGCGACTGGAACCTGCAACCTCCTGATCGACGCCACACCGACCAGCCGAACAGTTGGCGCGGACAGTTGGCGCATCACACGGGTTACATATCGCGGCGGGTGCGCCAACATCTGACATAATGTCTTTGGCCTTGCTCCAGTTGTCTTGGCGCTCTGGTCCCGGATCGGGCCGCTCCAGTTGCGTCCAGGTTATGTTACCCCTTACAGGGGGTACATAACTGGAGCACTGGAGCACTGGGGTAGCTGCTCCACTCTTTGCTCCAGATAAAAAGCAACTGGAGCACTGGAGCAAAACGCTTCAATCGAAGACTGAAAGGCCATCTTCCAGGTTTTGTATCCCGCTATTTTCGACCACTTCGACGAATGTTCTAGGGCGCCGCTGGGCGTCGTTCTTCGTGATCTCCTTAAGTATCCCGTCCTTGATCCACTGCGCGACGATGCTTTTGACGCGCCCCTTGGCCTCTTCTTCGAACAGATCCAAGCCCAATCCTTGCGCGATTGGGACGCCAATCCACGCATCGCCGGCTCGAGGATCGCGGCGCCACTCGCCCGCACGGACAAGCGCCAGGGTCGATGCCTTGTCGTCCGCTGCGACGGCATGCGTGCGGGCTTCCAGGACGTAGCGGCGCACCACGCCGACGCTATCGCCACTCATGATCGCCGTCAGGGCGTCTGCCCCCTCCGGCCCCGCCATCCCGCCCGCATCGAGCGTCAAGCCATTCCCGAGCGCGACACTGGCCAGCTCGAACCATTGCCCGCCATCGGCCGGCGCAGGGGGCGCCAGGTTGTTCTTGTCGTCGGCGAAGTGAAACAGCCTCTTGTGCACGTCGACCAGCCCCATGCGCACCGCATCGACCTTTGACATGCGGGATAGGGCACGGGCCGACCGTGCCGCCGCGAGCAGCGACACCGCGCCGCGCCCATCCTCAACCGTGACCTCGCCACCATTCAATTTTCGGACGTGGTGCACGAGCTCGACGGATGCATTGCCCGCATCCGCGATCTTCGCCCATTTCTTTACGACCATGTCGATCGCGCCGTTATCGTTCTCGGAGACGCGATGCGTCGAGATGAACGGATCAAGCGTCAGCACGTCCAGACGGTTCGCCTCGATCGTGGCCAGCACGGCGCCCGCAACCGGTTCGGCGATGCGGCACCCGTCGCGCGTCTCCGACGCCAGCACGATCTCCATATTGCGCCCGCTGTCCACGAACAGCCGATCGCCGACATCTTCCCGGGTCAGGCCATAGTGCTGCATAGCCGCGCTGATGCGGCGTTCCAGCTCGTCCATCGGGTCTTCGCCATTCCACAGCCAGACGCGATACGTGCCCGTCGGCTGCGCGCCAAGGAGAGGCTTGCCGCTGGCCATGGCCAGCGCCTCGACGATCTTCAGTGATGACTTGCCGACGCCTGACGGAGCCACCGTGGCGGATACGAACTTGCGGATATAGTGGTTGTCGTAGAGCCACTGCCGTTTCGGGATCTTCGCCGGGTCCGGGAAACCATAGGGCGTCGCCTCGATCAGGGAAGCCGAATTTCCAAAAGCGTTTGGTAAGTTTTCCGGGAACAGGGGGGTGTCTGAGCCGGGCTCTTCCAGCCACCGCTCCGCGACGCTGAAGGTGCCCCGCGAATGATCCTCGGCGAGTTCGTAGAGCCATGAGGCGCCGCGGCGATAGGGCGGCTTCATGCGATGCCAATCCGCTGCGACCACGTCGGGATCGTTACCCCCCTCCCCGTCGTCCCATTTGGCGGCCCATTGCTGGAACAGCTCGAGGCCTGCAGCCTGGTTGTCGGGGAGCGCCGCCCGGATCGCATAGCCGACGTCCCTGTAGCTTTCCCTGGTCGGGAACAGAGCCGTCGTGTTCGGGAGGGCGGATACCGCCTTCGTGACAGTGGCCAGATCGCCGGCAAGGGAGCGCTGGTCGTATTCGTTCCCGCCGCCCTCGGTCGTGGGCGCTGTCGCTGACGGGAGCAGTTCGGTCAAGGCCTTCAGCAGGGCCGAGAGATCGGGTCCTGCGACGTAAGGCAGGTCGGCATAGGCCGGCATGCCGTCTGGCCACCTGTAGGCTTGCCCGGTGGCCGGGTGGATGCCGCAGGAGACGAACTGCCTGCCATCCGCCAGGATCTCCACCCTGTCGAGCAGGCGGCCTTTGTCGTCGCGCAGGCCGAACTCGATCCTGGTGTATGTGAAGTCAGCATCCGTGCGGACGAGATACCCCGCTTTTGGGTACTGGCCTATGCGGACAGGGAGGGAGCCGAAGCGGCGCTCGATCTCATCCTTGATGATCCTGGCGTGCGCTTCGTTCTTCGTGTCGGCGTCGATCAGGACGAGGCCCTGCCCCGTCTTCACGCCGACGCCGGCTTGCATGCCGTGCCATGAGACGAGATCGGCCGGCGTGCTCTCGACGCTGACGAAGTCCAGGCCGCTCCATGTGCCATCGGGCCATTTCACGCCCGGGACCTTGCCGCGGGCATCGGCCTTCGGGTTGGCCTTGATACGCCTGGCAAGCGACGAGCGCTCTGACAACGGGGCGTTCGGGGGGACGATCGGGCAGAGCCGGTGATAGCCCAGCGCCCACAGACGCTCGAACGGATTTGAGCTCTGGACGTTCATCGTGTTTCCTCGATCGACAGCGCGGCGTTGCCCGTCATGAGCGGACGATCTCGGTTGATCCTGGTGTAGAACCCGGGTTTCCAGTTCACCGCATCGGCCCATTCCCGTGCGGTCTGGCCGGCGGTCGTCGGGTTGCCGTGGGAGTGGGCGTAGAACGCGCGTAGCCCGTCCCGGCTCGCGCCTCCGATGGCTTGCGGCTTTAGAAGCGCAGCGCTGGCGTCGCGGGGGATATCGTTGGTTTCGAGGGATCGGGCCAGGAGGGCCACCGCACTCCAGTGAGCCCGCGCTGGCCAATCAATATCGTGTGGTTTGTCTTGCGATTGTAGGTTTTGGGCGCTATACATGGACGCCTCTCCAGCTTGGCGGTTGGGAGTTTAATGCGGAAAGACCGGGTTCTCGCGAGCCCGGTCTTTTTGTGTAGCGGATTGTCCGTTTCGTAGCCAGCGAGAATGGACGATTGGGTAGACGTGCGTTACCCGCGCGCCAGCTCCACGAGCATCTGCCAGGTTCCGACGGGCACGATTGCCCCAGCCAAAAGCAACGCTAGCGCGCCGGCAGACACCCATTTGGTCATGGAAATCGTTGAGAGCAACGCGATATAAAGGGCTGTCCACCAGATGGATGCGACGGGGAAGGGTTGAGCCTTCAACAAGGCGACCGCCAGGAGGCCCAGGAAGACCGCTCGACTTGTGCGCAGCGCCAGCATCCCAGCCATGGAGCTATACCAGCGAAGCGCTTGTGGTGAAAACTCCTCGACAGGGGGTTGGGGCTTAATGCCCGTATCCGCCATCTCCCAAGGCATATTCTTTCCGGTGTTCATAGCGCCGCCCATTTGATGCCTCGGAGCAGTCCTAGCCCGCCGCCTCTCAGATAGCGGATGCGGGTAAATGAAATACGGTTTTGTGCGAAGCGCAATCCACTGTCCGACCCGGCGCTGTCCTTATGGGATGGCGCCGGGGTTTTTTCTATTTGGCATCCGCGAGACTCGGGCGCTTCAATCCGAAGTCGCGGAGCTTGATTTTCGCCATGCGACCATCTGGATGGTGGAAGACCAAACCCTCGATATCCTGCCCGGTCAGCCAAGCGCGCATGCCGTCGAAGTCGCGCGGCGGCTCATCACCAGGGGAAATGCTGCCGTGAGGGACGAGCATGTGCCCTTCACAATGCTCTGGGTTGCCTTGGATCTTTGGGCCTAGCAGCTCGTAGGTGCCGTCAGTATCGCCGCCGCGCGCCTCGCGATGCCAGCGGTCCTCTGGTCCGTCACCGACACGCATCCAGCCGACGACCTTGCCTGTTTCAGGGTCTTTGCCGGAGTTCTCAAAGCCTGCCGGGATGTGATCGTTCGCCCCAAGTTCGCGGCGCTTGAACCGCTCTCCGTCGCGGACCATCACGCAGGTTCCATCCAGCTTGATCGTCGCCCGGCCCTCTCCTTCAAAAACCCACGCACAATCGGGGTGCGGTTCATCCAAGACCCTGCTGCGGTCGCCGGCCCAATCTCGGGCGAATATGGTCGGTATCTTCCTCATAAGTCACCCTTGGTTGTAGGTTCTGGCCGGAATCACGCGGATGCCAACAACAGATTCACTCACCCCATCCCCTCGCCAGATACGGTAGCGGTGCGGGCGCAGTAATCCGCGATGCTCTGGAATGACCGGACTACGGCCTCGTCATGGTCGCGCGGGCTGATGTTGTAAACCGACGTGTCGCACTGCTGCTTCACACACGCCAGCGCGCTCCTCAGCCTGTCTGCCTCCGCTTCTGCTGCGAGGGCTCTCGCTTCGGCGGCTTGGAGGGCGGTGGCGGCTTTCTCCTGCGCGGCATTGAACCCGGCCGCCCATGCGTCGGCTTGTGTTCCCGACATCCAGCACGGCGCGTCTTCCGGCTCAGCCCCCACATCCGCAGGAGCGCCGGCCTGTGCCTCGGGGGTGGCGGTCATGATTTCCTCCGGGTGATCTTGCGGGCACGCCTCGCAGCCGCTTGAGCGTCGCGTTTCGGGTTGACGCGCTTGCGCTTCTTCCATCGGCTATAGCGAGGCAGTTCATCGGGATACGAGTTTTGGAACATGGCCGCTGACGCTAGCGCAGCGAGCCCCAAACCAGAAATGACCGATCTCCTCATGTCAGCGCCCCTTGATGTCGGAGAGGGCACGGGCGCGATACTCTTCGACCGCACGCCAGATTGAATCGTGAAGGTTCCCGCCGTTCGAAGCGTGCACGGTTCGGAACACACCGACTGCCGCGTTCATTGCATCGCCGTCTAAGCTCACCGGCTCAGCCTCTACCGGTGATTTTGTTGGGGCATCCGCGAGTGTCTGGCCAGAACCTATCGGCCGCCAGTGCGTCGGGTCGACGGGCAATCCAACCTCTGTCGACATGCATCCGGGCCCGCGCTCTCCCGCCCGGCTACCAAGGATGCACTGCCGTGCCTCAGCCCAATACACGCCTTCTTCGGTTGAGCCATCGTCGTATAGCGCCTCGAACGGCGTCCCATCCTTCGGCGCCGAGTCGATCGCTTGCCAAGCAGGCGCGCGAGTCTCGCGGATGCCATCACATCTCATCTCAATTCTCCTCCGGGGTGGGGGCTGCATCGGTCGCGGGCTTGGCGTGGAAGACAGGACTGGGCCCGCCGTATTCGGGCGTGAGCCGCCCATCCGAGCCGATGATGCCCTCGGATATGAGCAAGGCGCGGGCTTCGGCTTTCGAGCGAGCCCCGGGTTTGCATCTCGCTTCAACGAGCGCTTTGACATCTGAAATGAACTGCTGGTCTACAGCCATCTAGCGCCCCTCCGACGCATCGGTCGCGGGCGCTGCGAGGGCGGCGCGGGCCTTATCCCCGCAGTCACATGGCGATCCGGCCTCTCTGCGGTTAACCGGTATGGCTTTCGGCGTGATGCAGCTCGGATCGCCGTCCCATGACGGGGTATCTACCCAGTTGTCGGTGTTCGCGTAGAACTCAAGGGCTTCCCGCATCTCCACCGTGGCGGGCGCGGGAGGGGTGGCGAACTGCAACATGACGGCGATGCGCGCCAACGCCACCTCTGCGATAGTGTCTTTACGCAGCTGCCGCGTTTTCTCGTCATCCCGCGTCAGCTTGCCAAGGCGTTCATAGGCCATTGCTGCGCGTTCTAGGCGGTTAATCGCTTCGACACCGCTGGCCTCGGCTGCGGGCTTGGCGGCCTCCGTCATCTCGTCAACCTTCATCAGTTCACCGATAGTTTCGGGTTCGTTGGGAAAATCAGCGGCTCGGCGCATCATGGCTCGGCTCCTTGGTGGCGAGAGTGCGGGCTTCGAGCTTCAAAAGCGCAAGAGACGCCCTGCGCTTAGCCATGCTGTCGGTTGTCAGGTCGCGGATTTTGATGAGGTCGGCCTTCAACGCCTCCCGCAGCGCATCCCTCTCAGCAAGGGCGTCTGTAGCTACGTCGTCTTTCCGAATTGAGAGGTCGAGATACCGTTTCGCGGCATCCTTCCAGCCATCCCGCTCCGCCGTCATCTTCGCGAGCGCGTCATCGGATGCGGGGTCGATATCGGACGGGCCGTTATACTCACCGTCCTGATAGGCGAGGAACTGCGGCGCTGGTCCGCGATCGGCTAGTGCGTTAGCGCGAGAGCAGATGTCGCAAATCGTGTCGGGCGCGCGCTGTTGGTGCGGGCATGGGCTTATCGCTGAGCAGCAACCGGGTTTCATGACTTGCTCCGAACTGTAGCCGCGTTGACAGGGGTGACGATCCAGTCCACGCCAAGGTGCTCCGGGTCGGGTGCTTGACGCTGAAAATAGTCTCGGCCCGCGCCTGTCGTGACGACGTAACCGAACGGCGCGTCATCGGATGCGGGCTTGGTGGGGGCTTCGGCCATTCGGCGTTTCATCTGTCGAAGATTGGCCGCGACCTCGTTGAACGCGGCGAAGTGCGAATGCACCCATTCATAAAGCTCGTCAGCCTTGTCCTTGTCGCCAAGCTCGTAGCCGACCCTCATGGTCCCGAACTCGCGCTGACGCCTATTCAGCCATTGCTCGAACGTGTCGAGATCGCTGACGCCGGTATGCGCTGTCCAGCGCTCCAGAGGCGTGTTGCCGCTGATGAGGTCGGACAGCGGGATCATGCCCGCAGCCACCATTCGACTGTCGATGTCGCTCGCGTCATCGGATGCGGGCTTGGTAAATGCCGCGAAGATTTGCCCGGTCCTGCCGTTCAAAGAGGCTTCACGGAGAGCAAGCGTCTCTGCGGGTTCCCGATCTTTCGCCCATCGGCCGATGTTCTCCCCGTCCAATATGGCGAGTCCGACGAGGTTGCGGACCAGCGTGCCATCAATATCGAGCTTGCCGGTATGACCGCAGTCGTCGCACTCCTCCATGCGCTCATCCATCTGGTTGAACGCATATCCAGTGCCTTCGCATTGCGCGCACTGCACGCTCCCCGACTTCGCGTCATCGGATGCGGGCTGTGCTGCGAAGAGAGCGAGGACGGCGCGGGCCTGTTCTTGCGACTTTGCCACAGACGAATTCGCCGTCCGCATGATGAACTCATTGCGGGGAGCGATGGACACGGCTTGGTCGTATGTGCGCCAGCTGTCAGGATCGAGGACCCTCGCGATCTCCTCCTCCCTTCCTGGGACGGGCGCGGCCTTCAGCATGGCGCGGCGGCTGAACTCGGTTCGCCACCAGAAATTGCCTCGGGCGCCTTCCGGCCTTTCAAAGCCGTCAGGGTGCGCGCCCATCAGCCAGTCGATCGCTTCTGCCGGCACAACGCGCCAGGTTGCTTCAGGGTTCGCGGTCATGGGTTCAATCCTTGTAGGGGTCGAATTCGCTCGCGCCCGCCATGATCACGCCGCGCGGGCGCAACTCGTGGACGATCTCGATCGTGCCGGCGTGAGCCGCGAGCACATCGGGCAGTCGACGATAGGCTTGCGGCGCCTCATCGAGATCCGCACCGATCAACGTCACGCCCCGCTCTCTGATCCAGGCCTGCCACTCGTCACGGCCGATGCGTCCTTCGGTCAGCTGCTCGCCTGTCTTGCGGTTGTATTTGCCGCGCGCCGCGGTGCGAGACATGACGCGCCCGGCGCCGTGCACGGTGGAGTAGAGCGTCTGCGCCGACAGCGGCGTATCGACCCCGCGCAGGATGACTGCGTTGTCGCCCATGGAGCCGCCGACGAAGCCATACTGCCCCGGGAAGGCCGGCGTGGCGCCCTTGCGCACCACCCACATGTCGACGCCGCCGTGCGTCTCACGCCAGGCGAAATTGTGGTGGTTATGGACTTCGAACGTGACATCGCCTCCTACGACGGAGCGGACCTTCTCCACCACCCAGTCGCGTCCAGCGTAGGCGTACAGCCCGCCGAGTTCGATGCCAGCCAGGTAACCCCGGCCGAGATCGCTTCCGGCCTCCAGCAGGGCCGGCGGCGAGACCATGTCGTCCTTGGCGCCGGCAGCGGTCAGATACTTCGTCGTGATCTTGTGGCCGAGGCCGCGCGAACCGAAGTGGACGCCGATCCAGGTTGATCCGTCGGCGCAGTCCTCGAATATGTCGACATAGTGGTTGCCGGAACCGACTGTCCCGAGCTGCGAACGCCCGAGCTCCTTCAAGTGCGCCACATCGGCGGCGTTCCAGAGCTCGCTGTCGAAGAGATCGTGGTCGACGCGCTCATCGTTCACACGACCGACGCCGAAGCTGATGACCCTTGAGATATCCTGCAGGATCGTGCCGATGCGTGGGGCGATCTCGGTGTAAGGCACGTCCAGGCGGATGGCCTTGTTGCCGCAGGCAATGTCGAAGCCGACACCGCTGATCGAGATGTGGTCGGTGTATCCGACGACCCCGCCGATCGGGTGATTGTAGCCGAGATGGCCGTCGGCACAGAGCACGCCAGCGACGGCGCTGCCGGTGGACATGCAGGTCTCGAATTGCGCCAGCGTGTTATCGTCATGCTGACCGAAGATGAGGCTCATAGGGGTCTCCTTGTGTTGGCGGTTGGATCAGTCGAAAACGTTGGTCTCGACTATGGACGGTTCGGTGTCGAAGAGCGGCGGGTCCGGCTCGGGCCACTGGTTGAGCGGGACGCGCAGTCCGGCGCAGCCTGAGCGCCAGTCACAACCCGGTATGCAGGCATGGCCGGTGTTCGGGCATTCGTGCCGCTCGGGGAAGGCCTGTTCGATCGCCTCCGCAGCGGTCTCGCCCTTGAACGTGAAGGTGTCCCCGCCAGGCGTGATCAGCTCCAGCGTCACCAGCCCGCCCGGCTCCAGGCCGTAGAGGTTCACGATCAGATCGGGGTTGGACGCGCGGATATCGTCGAAGGTCACGACTTAGCACCACAACGTTTGAAAAATTCAGCAACGGCATACGTTGTGTCTTCAAACTGCGCAGCAAGCGGCGCATGCGCCTTTCTCGGACCGAGGCCTGGCAATTCGATGCGCGCGTGCCAGTGCTTTTTTGCGCGACTTAGCGTGGCGATGGGGAATGCCCACACCCCGGCGAACAGGTCCAACGTCTTTTCGTCCGTCTCTACCCACGTTAGAAATGGGTATTCCGGGTGCGGCCCGTTGACCGTCATTCGAATATGCTCCCCTCAACGGCCGGCGTAGGGGCCGGCTCGCCCGACAGTCCCGAGCGCAGCGTGTCGACGATGACCTCGGCGCGCGGGGCGTTGACGCGGCGGGCGCGCTTGTCGATCTGGCCCAGCAGGTCCAGCGGCATCCGCATGGAGACCTGGCGGGTGCCCTCGGCGTATTTTGTCTTGCGAGCCATGATGTCTCCGTTCTTGTTGCCCTGATCTGTACGGTTTTGTATCCCGTTTGTCAATACAGAATGGACATTCTGGACGATTTTGTATAATGGTCCCTTTCCACGCGAAAGGGCGAGAAAATGCGAATAGAATGGCGCGATGTGCTGGACTGGGAGGGTTTCTACCAAGTCAGCCGGTGCGGACGTGTTCGTTCCGTCGATCGCGTCTGTCACGTCGTTAATCGTTTCGGCGACGACGAAGCGCGACACCTACAAGGCAAGCAGTTGAAGGCGAGTACGGGGGTGAATGGCTACCGAATGGTGAGCTTCACCCGCCCCGGCGTCCGCGTGAGCAGGACAGTCCACAGCCTCGTGGCCTCCGCTTGGTTGGGTCCTTGCCCGCTTGGCCATGAGATTTGCCACCGCGACGGCCGACGCGACAACAACGCCGCAGAAAATCTGCGCTACGGCACACGATCAAGCAACGCGCTTGACCGCCACCATCACGGCACAATGAACCAAGCACACGGAGAGGATCACTATTTCAGAAAACTCACCGAAGCTGACGTCAAGTGGTTGCGAAGCCAGCGCGGGCGTGCGTCGCAGAGAGCTCTCGCGGACACGCTCGGCGTGTCACACGGAACCGTCGGTTGCGTCTTGCGCGGGGTGAGTTGGCGTCACGTCCAGTAAAAGTCAGTCCTTGCGATAGCGCTTCGCGCGGAAGCCGCCAGCGTTCAACGGCAAGCCATCGGCCCACCCCGGCGCCTTGCAGATCAGGCGCTCGAACTCCCGTAGGTCGCCGTACCCAAGCGGGATCTCGGCGAACATCTCGTCATAGACGTGGCCAATGATCGGGTAGCCGGCGGCTTCCGCCGCGAACATGCCGTTGACCAGGATATCGCGCGCCACGGCCTGCGTGTCGTTCTCGGCGAAGATACCGCCGTGCAGATGCTCGCGCTGCATGCGTCGCCCGGCCTTGTCGAGCCCGAGCGCCGAGATCGACGGCGATGTCGCGCCCTGGATCTCAACCTTGCCGACCAGCGCCAACCCTTCGGCCTGTTCGCGGTCCATAACCTCGGCTTCGGACCACGTTCCATCCGCCAGCTTGACCTTGGCCCACACCTGATCGCGCAGCTTCGGTGACGCATAGGCCAGGCACCGCCCCGACGGCAGGCGGCACCACAGATAACCGTTCGCTACGATGTAGGAGAACTTCAGGGCCTCGGTCACGACGCCGGGGTTCCGGATCGCCTCGCGCACCGCTTCCTCGCGCGCGCGCCAGCCGTTGGCGATGGCCGGGTTCGTCGCACGCCAGCCGACCTTGATCAGTTCGCAGGCGATCCAGGCGTTGCGCGACAGCTCGTCGGTGCGGCTGCGACCACGCTTCAGCTCGTTTTCGTAACGCTTGGCCGCCTTCTCGCGCCGTTCCTCGCTGGCGGTTTCCCACACCGGGGCGAACAGCGGTTCCAGGTCGACATTGTAGTTGCGCGACATGGAGTAGAAGGCCGGCACACCGCCCTGGAAGCCAAGGGCGAGCTCCGACACCTTGCCCACCGCTTGGCGGGCCCAGTGCTTCTTCGTGACGACCTCGATCGGCAGGTTCAGGATGCCGGCAGCGGTGCGGCGATACATATCGGGCAGCGTGTCGTCGGCGAAGATCTCGTGCATGGCCTGGACTTTCCAGTCCTCGCCGGACGTCCACGCGATCACGCAGCCTTCGATCGAGCTGTAGTCCGCCTGCATCAGTTCGTGGCCCGGTGCGGCCCACAGGAAGCCCCTGATCGCGTCGGAGATCAGGTCGAGGGGACGGCCAAGCTTCGGCCCGTACAACGCGCGCAGCCATTCCGGGTCCTCGGTCTGGAAGGCTTCGAACAAGGCCGCCGCGTCGAGATGCGCGTCTTCGAAGGCCTTCCGGGGGCGCGGCAGGTTGGCGAAGTTGACGCCGACCGACTGGAAACGGCCGGTCGAGGCCTTGTGATAGATGAAGGAATGTCGGACCCGGCCGTCCTCGTCGGCCCGGTTCAGCATGGCCTGCAGCTTCGACACTGATGTCTTGGCCGCTTCCTGTCGTAGCTCCAGCGCCTCGCGCACATCGGCGGGCAGGTCGATCAGGGACAGCAGGTCGAGGATATCGGCCTTGCCGGCGGTCGCCATGTCGACGCCGCGCGACTGCGCCCATTCCAGGAGCTTCGCCGGTTCGGAGCATTTTCCGACACGCCCGCCCGTGACCCGCTTCATCTCGCGATCGAGGAACGCCTTGGTCTTCTCGGCGAGCCGCAGCGCGGCGCGCGCCGAGCGGCGATCGATCCGGATACCCCGATCATTGATGGTCTGGTCGAGCGTGTAGACGGCCTGCTCATAGTCGGAGAGCGACACCATGCGCGTGTCGGCCTCGGCCTCCGTCAACACGTCGCCGTCGCAATAATCGTGGAACTGCTCGAACTCGGCGGGGAACTCGTGCGGCTCGTTGAATGCGACGATATCGTCAGGCTCGCCCTTGCGGGGCCGGCGCGGAACGGAGAACTTCTGGATCAGCGATTTGCCGACCTTGTCCTTCTTCACGTCGAGGTTCAGGGCGTCGCCCAGGAACTCCAGCGCGCGGGGAAGGCCGAGAGCTGCGGCGGCCGCAGCGGTGCAGCGAAACTGGCGCGTCCGGACAGCTGGCCAGCCGTAGCGCGGCGTCAGGATCATCTGCCACAGCAGACGCTCGAACGCGGCGTTGTGGGCGCTGATCATGCCACCGGCAGCGACGTGAGCCACGATATCGGCGGGGCAAGGCTCACCGGGGCGCCAGCGCCGCACCGGCCCGCCATTGATCCGGTACGAGCCCATCAAGGGAACGGTCGTTGGCGAGGCCATGTAGACGTGCAGGCCGCGCGTCTTCAGGTCGACGGTGCTGCGCGTCTCGAAATCGATCTCCAGCCCGCTCATTTGTGGGCCCGTTTCCGCTTGAGGGCCTTCCAGGGGAGACGTTCCGGCACGACTGCGACGCCGGCAGGCTTCAGCGCCCGCACGCTCTTCGCCTCTGGCGAGACCGTGACGACACGGTCCCCGTCCATGATCAGGTAGAGATTGCCGACCTTGCCGTTGCGGGCTTTGACGTCCGCGAAGGGCTGCGCCAGGTCGGCGAGCTCCTGCCGGAACGCCTCGGTATCGAGACCGTGGTGACGCTCCAGCCAGCGGACCAGGGCGTGATCGGTGACGCGCACGCTCACCATGGCCAGATGCTCCAGATGAAGAGCCCGATGAGCACCCACAGGGCCATCGAGAGCGGGAGGGCGAACAGCAAACCGCGAAGGAGGTTCATGCGCAGTCCGCCTGGTTCATGGAGACGGGAACGACGCTCCATTCCTCGTGCGGGATCGCGCCGCGCCCGAAGAGCGCCGCAGCGGCTTCGGAGCCGAATTTCTCGGCGTCGATGAGATGGTTGGTCCAGACATATGGCCGCCAGCCACCGGCGCCGATCTCGGGCGGGATGGCCGCGTTGTTCCAGCCGAGCATTCGGCCCTTCTCGAAAACGATGACGTAAGCGGGCTCGATCATAGGAAGACGTCCTGAATGGAGGGAGCGACTATGGACTTTAGGGTGTGACGCGGACCTTCACGCCCGCCTCGCGGAACATGGTCCGAGCCGCATCGAACTCTTCCTCGGGCATGGACGTTGAACCCATCCCCGCCACCACACCGACGACGCCGGCCTGGATCAGCGTCCGGGCACAAGCCGCGCAGGGGAAGTGTGTGACGTAGACGACGCAATCCTTGGTCCTGATGCCCTCACGGGCCGCGAACGCGATCAGGTTGGCCTCTGCGTGGCTGGCGAAGAGGTATTTGCGGGGGTGCTCCAGCCGGTCGGGCGTGTCCTTCACGCCCTTCGGCGGGCCGTTGTAGGCGGTCAACCGGACCTCCCGATCGGGCCCGACAAGGACGGCGCCTACCTGCGTGCTGTCCTTGGATTTGGTGGCGGCATGCTGTGCGAAGCCGAAGAGATATTCAGGCCAGTTCATGACGGCTTTCCTTTGCGGGTCTTCGGCCGTTTCCAGTATTTCCGCTTTGACCTGTGGTGCTCGATCCCGCGCCGGATCGCCTCGGGCGTCCGGTCGAACATCTGCGCCAGCGCGGCGATGCCGAACGCCCCGCCCGGATAGCGCGTCACCAACCGCGACCAGACGGCACGACGGGCTTTCCCCGCCATGCGGAGCCGGGAGCGGCCGACGATGTCTTCCGGCTCGACGCGGAAGCGTGCGGCCATCAGGGCGATCTCGTGTTGCAGCCTGGCGTTCACTTGCAGCCCCATTCCTCGTAGACGGTGTCGAGAGGCCGGCCGGAGATGGCGGCTTCGGTGCGGGCGGCAGCGCGAGTGTGTTCCCGCTTCTTGATCTGCCGCCGCTCTTCGATCGATTTGGCGTGCCACCGCCGCTTCTCCATCGCGGCTCGGGACGCCCGATGCTTCTCGACAACCCACGGGGCGATCCGGCTCTCGTAGGTCGTGAAGCGTCCGCCGCAGGCCGTGCACTCCCGGCGGCGACGGATGGTGTCAAAGGCGCTCGCCCGGCTGTCCGTGACCTGCGTCTCGGCTCCGCACTTGCACCTCATGAGACGATCGGACGCCCGAGATTGTCGGTGCTGTGCGCGGCGTCGGTTTCTTCCCAAGAGACGTTCGGGTTGGACGTGCCGGGCATCTTCAGGAGGCGCACAAAGCCCGCGCCGTACCCGGCGAAGAGCATCTGGCCGCGCTTGTAGACCTTGGCCTGTCGGAAGACGCCACCGCTCCGGAGGATCACGGCCTTGTCTTCAATCTGGTGAAAGTAGTCCATCAGTCGAACACGCTTTCTGATGATGTTGACGTGGGGGTGCGCTGCCCGGTCAGGGCTTCCAGCAGCGCAGCGACGGGATCGGATTGGATGGCGACGCGGAAGCCTTCGCTCCCGCGCGCCTTGACGTTGGCCTGCCAACCATCAGCCGTCCTGAAGAGCGAGACGGACATTAGGCCGGCGTCGATGGCGCTGAGCAGGGCCGGGTCGATCACCCGAAGACCCCGACGGCCTGCAGGTAGAGATCGAGGATCGCCTCTTCCTCGGCGCGCTCATTGGCGTCGCGCTTGCGGATGGCGATGACCTTCCGGAGGATCTTGACGTCGTAGCCGTTGCCTTTGGCCTCGGCGTAGACCTCCTTGACGTCGTCGGAGATCGTCTTCTTCTCTTCCTCCAGGCGCTCGATGCGCTCGACGATGCTCTTCAACTGGTCGCCCGCGACAGGATCACCGCTGTTGTCGCCGGCAGTGGCGCGGGGGTTTTCAGCGCTCGCCATAGGTGCGCTCCTTCCACGCCTTGACGTCAGCCGGTTGGCCAGCCGCCACCCATGCGGTGATCTGCTCGCGCGTCAGATCGGCCGTGTAGCCCAGCACCGAACGGACGCCGCTGGTCGTCGTGAGCGCGACGAGCAACAGGACGATCAGGTCGATCACCCACGAGCCGCCGAACCACTGCTTGGAAAAGCCGAAGGCGGCGACGATCACGATCCAGAAGGCGACGAAGCGGAGCCAACGTGCGGTCTTTGACCCGGGCATCTGCGTGGATATGGTCTTGGTATCGGGCATGGAAATTCTCCTGATTGGCGGTTCCGACACGCCGGATTGTCCGGCGTGTCGGTCGTGATTATGGACGTTCCGGATAAATTAGCCGAAAAGGCCTGACGCGCCAGCCCCGCCCTGCGTCGCAGCAGGCGCAGCGCCGGTGTCCTCGACGGTCTCCAGCCACTTCTCCGGATCGCCGCCCGAGCCGCCCAGGCTCTCGCCGTCGGCCTTCTTGTAGAAAGACTGGATGCCGCACGAGATGCCGTCGCCGTTCTGCGGGTGGTTCCAGGCGAAGAAGTTGATCGCCCCGAAGCCGTAGCAGCCGGAATACACTTCCTTCTCCGTGGCCGGGATCACCGCCGTGTGCGAGGCCGACACGACCGGAGGACGATCGGCATTGGCCTGCGTGCGGATGAAGAACACCTCCGGGCCCATGCCACCGTGCAGATCGCCGGTCTTCTTGTTGCGGGCTTCCTTGCCGTCTCCCGGCAGGAACGGAGACTTGATCAGGCCAGCTTTGGCCTTCTCCAGCCCCTTGTCGCCCCACTGCTCGACGATCACCGCCGCAACGATGTCCTGCAGCGACACCAGGGCGCCGCGATAGGAGATCGTCTTCGCGGTCATGGCGGATTTCGGGAAGATCAGCGTGGAGCCGAACTTCAGCTTGGCGCCGGGTTCGGTGCTGCCGGCGCGGGCCTTGAAGAGGCCGTTCGCGAAGGACAGGCGGCAATCGGGGGATTTGAAATCGTCGGATCGTGCAAAGGCCATGGTCAGGTACTTTCGGTTTCGAGGAACTGTTCGGCTTTCGACTTGACTGCCGGACGGGTGGACTTGGTCGTGGAGGCGAGATTGGTTCCCGTTACCGGGCGCATCCACATGTTCGAGATCTTGTCCTTGCGCTTCGCGCCAAGAACCTTCTCGATCTGCGCGACCGAACGAACTTTCCGGTCGTAGATTTCGTCGTCGGTCAGGCCGGCGACGGTTTTCAGGTCGGCGATGATCTTCGCCTCGTCAGCCGCCCATTTGCGGTTGCCGATCTTCTCGACGAGCTGATAGCCGGGGATCGTCGCGCCATGCTCGGCCATGGTGTGGGCGTGGGCACGGACGGCCTTGATCCAGTTCTCTATCATCTCCAGCAGGTCGAGCGTCTGGCCCAGTTTCTCCGGCGACATCTCGCCGGGCGCATTGGCAATGCGCGGCTGCTCCAGGTCGTCCAGCCACACCGCAGCTGCGTCGAGGGCCTTCTTGCGCAGCGCAGGGCAGAACCCCTCCGCAGGGCAAAACGAGCATTTCCCGGGCTTCAGCCACTTCTCGGCCCATTCGTCGAACAGGACCGTGTTGCCGCCGAGCGCGTCGTACTCGTCGCAGGCCTGCTTGGACTGGCCCATCTTGGCCAGCAATTCGGCCGTCCATTCGATCAGTTCGGCGACGTGGAAGGTCTCCGACCTGATGCGCCCATCCTTGTGCGGCGCTCGGGGCTGGACGATCGTCACCGTGATCGTTTCGACGTCCAGGCCGGGATTGGCCAGCATGGCGCCCAGCGCATAGGTCCGCAGCTGCTTGTTCTCGGAGACGTCGACCACGCCCATGCCGTTCTTGAGATCGACGATCTCCAGGTGCCGGGTCGGCGGTGTGTAAAGCACCGCGTCACCCGTACCGCCGGCATCGAAGGGCGTGTCCAATTCGGCCAGCGAAAATCGCTGTTCGACCTGGACGATCTTGTCGTCCTGCAGCAGGAGCTCGTCGGCGAGGCGATAGGCCACGCCCCGAACATAGTTGACGTACTCGGCCGCCGAGTTGACCTCGTCCTCGCCGATCTCGATCTCGCGTTCCTTGGTCTTTTCGACCGTATCGAGGAAGGCCGCCGGATCGGCGCCGGTGCGCAGGCAGCGCTCGGCGATCTGGTGAACCGCCGTGCCTGTGGCTGCGTGGATGCTCTCTTTCTGCGGCGGGGCCGCACGGGAGAGCGCGAGGGCGCCGGAGCAGTGCCAATTCCGAGCCGTGGAACTGGCCGCCCAGGTGGCGTGGTCGCGGGCGCCGTGGTCAACCATCGACCTTGGCCTTTTCGTCGATGAACAGCGCGCAGCTCACCCACTGGCCCGCGGCGAAGACGGCGACGAGCTCGCTTTCCAGGTAGAAGGTCAGCTCTCCTTCGGACTTGACCATCTGCGTGGACGGGATCTTGTGCGTGATGCCCGTGGTCTCGCGCACCAGGTAGTTTTTGATCGGCTTCTTTTCAGCGGCCATGTCACTTGCCCCCGCGCTTGAAGACGTCCTTCGACTTCATCTCGGCGATGCCGGCGATGGCCTTCGCGTAGCCGTCGGCGGGGACCTGCGAGAGCTTCGACACCTCGGCGCCGAACAGCTTCCCGAAGACGACCGCGACGTCCTCCATGGTGTGCGGCATCTTCGCGTGGTCGGCGTTCTGGCCGTCCGCGAAGAGGGCGTAATCCAGCATCGCGGCAACGAGATCTTGCTTCGTGGCGGCAGGCGTAGCCTCCGTCTTGGCCGGCTCGTCGCTGACGTTGCTCAGCCCGTTCTCCAGCACGAACTGCACGGCGCTGATGGCCTTCGGCAGTTCCTCGTCGGTCAGCTCGCCGACGCCCTTGCCGATCAGGCCGGGGAGCTTCGCAGCAACGGCCATGCCGTGCTTGCGCTGGACATCGCCCATCAGGCGCCGGAGATCGTCCAGCGTCGGAGCGCCGGAGGTGCGCGCCGCAGCGCTTTCGGCGGCTTCGTCAGCTGCGTCTTGCGCGACTATGGACGGATCGACCCGCTCTTCACCCGACGAAATGTTCAGCGCCGGAGGAATGTGGGTGGTGATGTTGGCGTCGTCGACTGCGTCAGCGGCTTCATCCTCGGCGATCTCGGCCTTGGTGCGGCGGGCCTTGCCCGGCGACGGCTGGCCGCGTTCCCGCTTGGCGATGGCCTGCTGGACGGACGGCTCGTCGAGGACGCTCGGAGCAATGCCGACAGCGGCGCGCTCTTCATCGGTCGCGGAACGGACGCCGAAGGTGCCGTCGAGCACGCCCTGCTGCCGGTCGGTGGGTTGGTCGACGGTCGTGTCAGCGCCGGAAGGCATTGCCCGGTTCGACGGGAAAGGCTCGGTATTCGGCACCAACGTTGACACCGGCGCGAAAGGCATCCCCAAGAAGAGTGCCATCTGTTGCCGGGCTTCAGCGCCAGTCTCTGTCAAAATCTCGATCTTGAATGTCATTCTGTGACTTTCCTTATTGTGGTCCATAACCTCATCAGCGACGCCTGGACCGCTTCGTCGACTGAACCTTCCAACGTGCAGACCTTCACGATCGCGTTTCGGGCCTGACTGAAATTTGTGATCCGCAGAGACATCTGCGACATGGATTTCGGGGAGAAGACCGTCTCGACGAACCAGAGCTCGGCCGCCGCAGACAGGTCGATGGCCTCGCCGGCAGCGTCGATCTGGCCCAGGAATACCCGGGGCCCGTCCGACTGGCTGAAGGCCGCCACGCTGGCGCCGCGGACCTGATCGGGCGTCGATCCGTCGATCCCGACGACGCCGAACCCGGCCAGCCCCTCCTTCAGGATCGCGCCGACACTCTTGTGCCAGTAGGCCAGAACGATCTTGTCGAGCCCGCAGGCAAATTCATCTTTCAGCGCTTCGACAACGGCGCGCGCCTTGATCTCGCCGGTGATGCGGCGCAGCGGCCCGAGATGCAGATCGAGCGCCTTGGTCTCCCCTGCCCTCGCAGCCTCCAGGATGGCCTGCCGGTCGCCGTCGCCCTCGGCTTCGCGCAACTCCCGATCGGTCACGATCAGAGGCATGAAGCCGTAGGACGGTGGCCGGATGCCGACATCGGCCTGTGTCCGCCGAAGCGAGAAACCGCCGAACCTGGCCTTGAACTCGTCCTCGTTCTTGCCGCCTATCACGACCGGGATACGGTTGAAGCGCGACAGCGTCTTCATCTTCACGATGCAGTAGCGGTGCAGGAAATCACCCCGAACGGTGACGTCCGGCCAGGCGCGGGACGGATCGGCCGCCAGCAGCTCCGGCGCCAATGCCCGCAGCCGAGGATAGCCGTCAGACAGATCGTGCGGGTACGGCGTGCCCGTGAGCGGCCAGACGACCGCGCAGCGTGCCGCGATGCTCGTTGCGTTCATGATCGTGACGCCGTCGCGATCGGGCGTCCCGTAGACGGCCTGTGTCCGCTTGGCGTCGAAATTCTTGGCGTAGTGGTCCTCGTCGGCGATCAGCAGGTCCCACTCGAACCCGAGCAGCGCAGCGCGCACCTTCGGGTCGGAGACAGATGGCCAGCCCACGACGGCGACGAGGTTTCCGTCATGCCCGGGTTTGACCCGAGCAACTGTTTTCGGCGTGACGATGTGGATCGGACGATCGAAGACCGACCAGTCGGAGAAGCCCCGCTTCCAGACGGCACGGCCCGAGGCCGTGGTTATAACGAGGATCTTGCGGGCGACGATCAGGTCCGAGCCGATGATCGCCGCGCCCGTTTTCCCAACGCGCGGCATATCGGCCAACATCGCCGCCCGACGTGAAGCGAGGAACCTCGCCCCTGATATTTGCGTCGGAAGCGGCGTATGTTTCATTGGCACCTAGCCCGGCAGGAACAACAGTTTCGGCGTGTTCGGATATGTACGTTTTGTATGTCGCGACTATGGACTAGACGGACATATTGTCAAGCTGTGATTTGCCGAAGCGACGGCTCGACGTACTCGTAGATGTCCAGTTGGCAGTTCTTGGCGAGGGCCAGTTCGGCGCTGACGCCGAGCGATTTATGCCAACCCGGCAGAAGGACGATTGCGTCGGCCTTGCTGCAGATGAAGGCGCTGTATTCAGCGAAAGCGACGCGTAGCGGAAACGTAGGATGCGTGGTCCGGCAATAGTCGAACTCGGCGGGGTTGTAGACCTGGTGGCCCTGTGCGCGAAGCTCAGCGGCGACGCGGCGGAAGAGCGGGTAGTTGCTCTCGGGGTAGCCCTTCATCGGGCCGCTCAAGTAGATCGTTTTCACTCGAAAACACCTTCGCCTGTGTCGGGAGACACCGTAATCACGGTGCGGGGGCGGTCGCTGTAGCGCTTGCGGCAGCGGCCGTCGGTGATCTGTGCATCGTCGGTCCAGACGATCAGGTTGAGCGCATCCGTGAGCTTGCCGCCATTGTCCCAGTCGGGCTTCACGGTCGGCTTCAACTCGCCGGTACGGGCGGCCTCCTGCTTCTTCTTGGGCCAGCTCGGCGGGATGGCCATGTGCATCCAGACATCCAGCTTGAGCGGGCCCTGGAGCAACGGCCGCCCGGCCATCACGGTCTGCGCCGCCAGCGAGAGGCGGTCTTCAAAGCGAACCGTGCGGTCGGGCGTATAGGAGTGGCCGAGCTGAGCGCGCTTCACGCGCTCCTTACCGCGGGGCGCCCCCGCGAGCTCGATCGTAATCACGAGCGGGCGACAGCCGGCATTGGAGGCCGGATCTCAACAAGCATCGATTGGCACCGGGCCCGGAGGCGAGGCCACTCGACGTGCATTTCCATGCACTCCAATTCCTCGATAAGTTCGATTTTGTCCGGCGCACCGTCGTGTCCGCGGGCCTCACGGGCCAAACCCCAAAACATCTTCGCAAAGGCTTCTTTATCGGAAAGTCCACTCATATTACTGCGGAGCCCTTAGATAAGGAGAAACGGAAATCGGAGTTCCTTTTTCCAGCTCAAGCAGAGCTAAAAGAATGGGGAACCACTCGCCTGGAATGCTCTCTCGCCTAAACCACTTGTAGACGGCCTCATCTTTCGGAGGCTCGTACCCGAACGCTCTGACGAACGCTGTCAGGACTATAGGGCTAACGAACTTATCAATTAGGAATTTTTTCGCGTCAAACACTTTTGTAACCTAGCTGTGGACGGCGATCAGTCCGACCACAAAGACAGATTGTCCGCCCATAGTCAAGACAAAACGTACGTTCCGGACGGACAATCTGTCCTTGACGGTGGACATTTTGTCCTGTAGGAACCGACATGTATGAAACAGCGTAGGAGGATCGTAGATGGCTTCAAGGAACAGGAACCACATGGTCGAGGATGCTACAGACGGCGGCCCGCCGTCAGACGCTAAGTATCTGTCTCGTCAACAGTTCGGGCAACGATTAGAGACATTCTTAGCTAAGAAGGGCTGGCGTCAGGCCCAACTGGCACGCGAAGCTGGCCTGCCCAAGGACAGCATCTCTACCTATATTCGCGGCGTCACGATGCCCACGCACCATAGTCTTCTGAAGCTGTGCGCTGCACTCGGCGTCACGCAGGACGAACTGCTGCCGAACCTCTCTATCAATGCGATCGCAGACGACTTCCCGGAGTTCGATCTGAAGGTTTCTCCCGCCAATCCGGACAAGGCCTGGTTGCGCGTCAATCGGCTGGTGTCGTTTTCGGTTGGCGTGAAAGTGGCCGAATTGCTTCAGCGCGACGGCAAGCCCGTCGCTGACGATGATGCTGACCGAGGCTGAAGTCGCGATCGAGCTGCGCTGCTCCCGCTCCAAGGTGAAGCGGCTGCGGCTCTCCGGCATGCTGGCCTACCTGCCCGGTCGTCCCGTGCTGATCGATGAACGCGATCTCGAAACGTACAAGGAGGCGATCAAATGCCCGGTCCAACCCTCAAGCGAAGCCCCGAAGGCGTCTATCATATCCATTGGTCCGACGCCGGCCGAAGCAAGCGCATCTCAACGCGCACGAGAGATCTGGCTGCTGCGAAGAGCTTCCTCGGCACGTGGCTCCTGATGGAGCGTGAGGCACCGCAGGGCAAAGCTGCCCTGTCGGTGTCCGACTGCTGGACGGTCTACAAGAAGCAGCACGTCGAAAAGAAGGTGATGTCGGCCACCGCCGGCTATTGCTGGAAGGCCCTGGAGCCGCATTTTGGCGCGCTCATGGCGTCCACAGTCGCGCAAGACGCAGTGGACGATTACGTGAAAAAGAGGACAACCGGCAAGCTCGGGCGCAAGGTCAAGAAGCAGACTTGCCGGCGCGAACTCGTGCAGCTGATCGCGGCGCTCAACCACAACAGGATCGAGCTTGACGTCGACCTGCCCGAAGATGGCCAACCGCGCGATCGTTGGCTTAAGGCGCCGGAGATCAAGGCGCTCATGGAAGCCGCGCAGGTCTACCGAGGCGAGGACGGCAAGCTGTCGCGCGCTGAGCGGTTCCTGTGGCTGGCCCTGGAGACGGCCGGGCGCCGGGCGGCGATCCTTGAGCTCACGTGGGACCGGGTCGATTTCGAGACCGGCGTCATCCACCTGGCCGTTCCCGGGCGCCGGGTAACGAAGAAGCGTCGCGCCAGCGTGCCGATGTCTGCGCCACTATGCCGCATGCTGGAGCGAGCCGAGATGGAGCGCACGGGCAAGAAATTGGGCTCCGATCGCGTCGTCGGCGGGGTCGTGGCGAACAAGATGGTGACGGCGGTCGCGCTGAAGGCCAAGCTCGCGGACGTCACGCCGAACGTGCTGCGCCACACGGCGGCCACCAACATGGCCCGTCGGGGCGTGCCGCTCTGGCTCATCGCCAAGGTGCTCGGCAACTCGGTCGCGATGGTCGAGCGGGTCTACGCCAAGCACTCCCCTGCCGATCTGCAAGAGGCGGTCGGAATGATCTCAAACGGACAACTGGAGGCCGCAGAATGA